TACCAGAGCCTGCTGTAGAAGTTTGTTTAGGCTGTTTTAATTTATTTAAGTCATTACCATAAAGTATTAACTCTCTATTGTAAAGAGTATTGGCAATATCTTTTCTAATTTCAAACATTCTTTCCTCTTTAGTTTGACCATCTTTTGGTCTAAAATACGCTCTTTGCTCTTCTAAAGATCTTTTTGTTCCTGTATTTACATCTGTTAAAACATAATATAAAGCTGCGTTTTTAGCCTCTGTATCAGAAAGTCCTAATACGCTTTTTTCAGCAACCTGCCTAATTCTATCTTCTGTTAAAGAGCCAGAATTTAAAGACATAGTTTTAAGTCTTTTTCTAGCAGCATCTTCTAATTTTAAATAACTGCTAGGATCCGAAGTTTCGATAGGTTTAAGATCAGCTAAATTTATTTCATCTGTTTTACCATCTTTTGTAACGGACAAAAACATTTTACCATCTTTATTAATCCATTTTTTATCTTTTATATCTTGGTCTATTACAAGCTGTATAAGTCTTTGCTGTTCTGGGTCAGCCCAAGGAGCGGCATCGCCGTCTTTTTTAGCTTCTATATATTGAGTACCTAAAGCTTTTTTAATTTTATTCATGCCATTTAAAGATTGAACCTCTTTAAGTAATCCAGCATATTGAATATTAAATTCAGTAACGCCCATTGAGCTTTTTCTTTTTATTAAATCAAAAGCTTTATTTTTTAAATTAACCGCGGCTTCTGTAGTAGCGCCAAGAACATCGCTACCTAAACCCGATGTATCTACACTATCTATTGATAAATATTCAGCTGATCTAAGATCATTTTCTTTTTTTTCTACGTCAAGTTGCTGTTGTCTTAATTTAGCATTAGCTTGTAAATTTTCTTTAAACTTACCTATTTCTTTACTATAACCAGCAAATTTAGGGGCGGCTGCTGCCGCTCCGCTAACTAATAAGTTTTCATTAATACCTGTAGTATAAGCCATTTTTATATTTTATTTTTAATTCTTCTTACCTAATAGACTAGATAAGCCACCAACATTACCAGTAGCTAAACTTACTCCAGCTCCAACTACATCTGAAATACCACCTACTATAGAAGCAGTAGCCTGCTGTCTAGCTAAATCAGCTGCTTCTTTACGTTTTTGATCCATTCCTAATATTGTTGTTGTTCTACCATATTCTCTTCCTTCTACTTTTTCTGCACCTTGTGCTGCAAGTACATTTAATTGAGATTGTGCAGATGCTCTTGCAGATTCGTTAGCCGCTTCTTGTCTAGCAATATCACCTGCAATTCTTTGTGTTTGCATTGATTGAGCTTGAGATAATGCTTGCGCCAATGCTGCAGCCCCTGCTCCACCACCCGAACTTCTTAAAGCATCTAATGTTTGCGCTAATCCTTGTTGTTGTTGTTGAGCTTGAAATTCCGCTGCCTCTGTTGATACTCGTATATCTTCAAAAGGGTTTTCGATATTTGCATAAGCATTTTCAAATTCAAAACTTTTATAATCAGCTAAAGACTGTTCATAAGCTTTTTTAGCTGCTTTTTGTTCATCTTGTCTTGCTTTTGATCCAATTATACCCATTGCAATACCTGCTAATCCGCCAAATCCTTGACCTGTAAGTGCTGCTTTTTCTTCTAAGCCTAAACTAGGTGTTACACCAAAGCTTCCTTTATCATATTCTGCTAGGCTTTCTTTTAATCCAGATACTTGTAAAGGGTTTAATAATATTGCCATAATTTTATATTTTAATTACTACTTAAAAATATTTCTGAATTAACTGCAAATATTTCAGCTTCAGAAGTTGATTCGTTTTTCATTTGTACTTCGGCATAGTATCCTATTATACCCGATGTATTTATTTCGTTGTCTTTCCCAAAAAAAATAAATGAGTTGTTTGCTAAACTACTGGTGTCACCAGTTTCTTCACAAACTATAGATGAAGTATTAATAGTAGTTACAGGTCCTATTGTTTTAATAGAACCTGCAGTTTCATAATAAATAATATCTCCAACTTGTAATGAAGTATTTTTATCAAAGTTTATATTTAACGTGATCTGACTCATGTATTTATTATTACGTCTTAATTATTTATGTTAATTTTAGGGGCACGTTGTTTTTTCTAAAGATGCTACTGTAATTCCGTTGGACGAAGCAGTATTATCTAAGTCTACTGAAGGCAAATCAAAAGTTCCGTCTTCATAAGCTGTTGCTAAAGAAGATTGATTTAAACTACCATATTTTTCATATACAGCTCCTGTGTCTCCAGAATACCTTGGTATTAAAACATGACTCCATCCTGTGATGTCTGTAAGAGACCTTACAACCCTATCCTCAAGAGCTCCGTTTGAATTATAATCAGTACATTCTCTTACTGCTATATAATAATATGTAGGTAAAGGTGGACAACCTGTTCCACTTATTAGATCTAAAGATTTTATAGGATTTGAATTAGCACTAGTACCTGCGTCTCCGCTATAAGTATAATATTTAGAAGTACTGTAATCTATTCTTCTTTCTATTGATGAAAATGGAGCAGATTCTAATAAAACATCTACATCGCTGCTGCCATCACAAGCCTCATATGTATAATATAAGTGAGAAGATGTTATCGGGGTAACCGTTGCTGTACCATCACAGCCAATAACTTGTTCACCATCTCCTGTGTTAGAGTAACCACTTGGTATTGTTATAAATGCTCTATAAGTAGTTACGCTAGTACTATAAAAAGAAGGAGAAAAACCTGTTATTGTACCTAAAGAACCGTCAGGTAGATAAGCAGTTCCTGTAACATTATCACCTTCAGTTCCGTTATTAATAGTTAAATTTAGATTTGTAGTATTACAATCAAATTCTTCCGTAGGTTCTGGTACGGGAGTATTAGGCACGTCTACAGCATCAGAAATATTAGCGCAAGTACCATTTGAAGTATATGCAGTAATTGTAACACCACTATTAACAGTAACAAAAATACCTTGCTCAAGTTGAAACTTGGTTGTAGTAGATGGAACTATGGTACCAGAATTAACAAAAAGATTAATTTGATCTGAATTTGAAAAAGAATTTCCAAAAGTTCCAATTATTTTATATACTGCCATTTTATTTTTTTTTAACTTTTAATCTATAAAACCCCATATACCAGTATTATGGTGCTTTGTAAAACAAATATTTTTTGAACTATTAAATAAATTATTAGGTAATTTTTTTACTGCTTTATTATTATTTATTATAAAATTAGATAAAGCTATTGGGCCCACAGTTTTTCTCACTATTGTACCTGGTATTTTTTCTTTTATATTAGGGTATTTTGTTACGCTTTCTAAATTTTTAAATATAGACTCTCTGCAGTAATATAAAAACTCAGTCCAAAAACTTGATTGAGATGAAATCATTAAACTATTTTGAAACACTTCGTCATCTGCGTAAGCTTCAATTATATATATTTCATTATTATCTATTTGATGCATGAATGGAGATATTAATTCTATGTCAATATCTATATATGCTCCCCCTATTTTTTCAAGAATTAATCCCCTAACATAATCTAACCTAAATATTTTATGAGATTGGTTTAATATTTTGAAAAAGTTAGTATCATATTTTTTTATAAAATTATCTATTTCATAATCATCCCAAACTTTTATATCGCTATAATGTTTTTGCCAAGAAAGTAAGCATTTATGCCACAAATCTGGCCAAATATTTTTGTTTTTAGGCGCTAGGAAGTGTAAAGTCATAAAACTTATAATGAACAAATAAATTTCTAAAATAATTACCTTTAAAGCTTTCTTTACGACCATGTTCACACACCGCTCCTTCGTAAAGTATCATATCACCTGGTTTTGCGTAAACTTTATGCCACTTTCCATTATGGTCTTTAATATCTAAAGGCCAATCATTTTCACTGTTTAAATTTTTATCTATAATAATTATAGAAGATATATGATGAGTTTCAATGCGATCTACGTGAGGGACTAATGTTGCACCATTTTGATAAGATCTAATTCCATATATAAAAGACGGTATAAGTTTTTTACCAGCAAATTCTTCGTGAATTTTTAACAACTTATTATGAATAAATTTTTTAATATTAGGTACGTGATCAAAACTTAATAATTCAGTATTTCCATTTTTAATAAAATCTTTTTTATTATCAAAAATTTCTTCTACATTTTTGTCTTTAATTAATTTATAAGCATCTTGTATTATACCCCATTCGTTTTCAGGTAATGGTATTACTTTAAAACCTTTCTCTGTGAGTTTAGGCAGCTCAGAATCAACAAAATTATTAGTTTCAGTAGTATTTGTAAGCCAAGAATTTTCTCTCCACCAGGAAGTTATTATATACTTTTTACCTGAGGTTACCTCGCAACCTTCATGCATTGACTCTGGTATTATATTTTTATTTTCGTCTATATTTTTCCAAAATACAGCTTTACCTACTTCAGGTAATACAGACTTATTAATATTTGTAAATCTTGTTTCACCACCTTCAAAATCATCATTTAAATAAATCATTAAAGTGTGCGTGCGGTTTCCAGCAGTTCCTGCGTGGGCTTCATAAGAATTGCCAGAAAAAGCATCTTGATGCGGTTTAAAATATTCACCCGGTTTATACATTTGGCCTTGCAAAGATTCCCCGTTTTCTATAGGTATATTTAAATAATCTGATATTTTTTTATGCACACTAATAACAACCTCATCTGTTATTAATAAATTAGAAGTAGATGAAGTTCTACTGTTTTCATAAATAGATTTACCTTTTGATCCAATTACTTGTGATTTAAAGTTGTTATTATTAATTAAACTTATAATATAATCACATTCTTTTTTATTTAAAAAATTTTTAATTTCATTCATTAAGGGCATCCTGTGTTTGATGTAAAGTTAAGGCTCGCAGTAGGGTTAGTAGCTGTAGAAGTACCTGCGTTATTATCATAAGTCCAAAACGTCATATCTGAAGATCTTACATATCTTGCGTTATTTGCTGGCTGGGATGCTAATTGAACATCTACCGCCGCTAAGCTCGGGTCACATGCATTGAATGTATAATACAAGGAAGGTGTTGGAGCCGGTGGTGTTGGCGTAGGCGGCGTGGGCGTAGGCGGGGTTGGGGGTGGTGGAGTTGGTGGAGTTGGTGGAGTTGGCCCTGAACATCCAGTAACTGTAATTCCAATATTTCCTACTCCTATACAGTTTCCTGATACACCATCATCAGCTGTTATTTGAACTGAACTTGTAGGAGAGCAGACATTGTTATTGTTTGCCACCATAGTTAATGTACTTCCGCTTATTGTTGCGCTTGATAATAATCCGTAAAAGTTTATTGCTTGTGCTGCATTAACAGAATAACTTAAAGATAATCCATCAAGTTGTGTAAAATAACTATTTAGATTAATAGTTACTGTTTGGCCTTGAGTTAATGTTTGTGCTGGTATAGAACTAGAAGTTATCCTAGAGGTACATGGAGCTGGAGTTGGCGGGGGAGTAGGAGCCGGCGGAGTCGGTGGAGTCGGTGGTGGTGGTGGGTTTATACCTGTAGCAGAACCAGAACAACCAAATTCAGTGTCTCCCGTATTAGAATACCCAGAAGGAACTGTAATTTTTGCAAAGTATTGGGTTGATCCGGAAACATATGTTGATGGTGTAAAACTTACAATTGTACCTAAAGATACTGTTCCAGTAACAGTAGCTCCTACATTACCATTATTAATGCTTAACGCCGCATCGCTACAGCCAAATGTAGGCGTTCCGGTTGCTGAAGCAGGACATAATATAATAGTACCAGCATTAGTATAACCACCTGGAGCTGTAATTTGAACAGAATAATCTGTTAAGCCTTGTTGATAAGCACTAGGTGTTATAGTACCTATAGTGCCCTCTGTTACTGTTGCTGTAACAGTATCACCAACAATACCATCAGGTATACTTAAACCTGAATAAGCACATTCAAATTCAGGTATAATAGATATTTGAAAACTACAATCTGTAGATTCAATTAAAGTAGGCTTTTCTGTAAAAGTTAATATATATTGTTTACTATATATATCGTATGTACCTATTATGTTATCTGCGTTTATACTCATTATGTACTATGTTGTAAAACTAGTTATATTTCCTAACCCTTGTATAGAAAATTCTTTAGTATCTAAATTATTATCTGTATTTGCAACACCTTTAATATTTGCAAACCACTTACCTTCTTTATTTATAAAAGAATTATTTTTTTGTATTTCTATTAAAGTATTATTATCTAAAGAAGGATATTGAGATTGTAAATCACTTAATAATATTTTTTCCACTTTGCCAGATTGTTGATCTGTCTCTATAGTATTAGCATACCAATTTTCAGAGCCTTCGTAACTTAATGTTTTAAAGTTTTTAATTACAGAAGGTTCTTGATTATATATAAAATCAACAGTAGAATTGTATTGTGTGCTATAAAAATTATTATAGTTGCTAGAAGCTACATGCTGTTTATATAGCTCCCCATCTTTCATGGTGTAATAAGACCCATTTAAAGAAACGCCTGATTCTGGCACAAAACTTAATCTTGACGTCCAACCATCAATACCTTCTTTAAAAGAAATAGATTCTTCGGCCGTAGCTAAATTAAACTTATCTCTAAAAAAGTCTGCCATACCATAATTAGATATAACACTTAAGCCATCCATAGAAAGCCTAAGTACAGCATTTCTAGCTTTATCTGTAAAATATACCTGATAACCGTAATCCGCAAAAGATTCAGGATTTTGAGATATTCCATATTCACCAGCATAAGGCACTGATTGTCCTAAAACGTTATTTGTAGAAGTTAGGTTAACATTGCCATCAGCATTGAAAAGAGCATCTTTATTAGCTAATATTCTTAAAATTTTATCTTCACATAAAGCAATTATATCGTTGTTTCTACTATGCAGCTTTTGTACGCTCCCGTGTTCTGGATTTAAATCTTTTGTAATAGCTTCTCCTGTGTTAAACTGGTTTATATTATTAATGCCATTTCTTGAATTAAATAATCCACTAGAAAATATTAAACCATATTTATTATGCTTTTGTTTATACCCATCTTCAACAGTTGTAGAAACCCTTACTTGATTATCTATAGTTACTTCATTAAAATCATCTCTTATTCTGTCGCTTTCAACACCATTACCAAAATCAAAACAATTAAACCATCTTAATGTTTTTTCTTGATTATATTCAGATATATTATATGAATCTTCTGTTTCATAATATAAATCAAGTATATTGTCTGATGGAATTGTTTCAAAAACTGCCGCCCCGTACCATCCAGGTAAAGTATTATCTGCACTTAAATTAGCAACAGTCGCTATTCCTTTTGAGTCTTTTTTTATTTTTATAAAAAAGTAACCATTAAAAGTTTCAGTTGATGTTATTTGATTTGTAGGGAAATCATTTGAAATTTCTTGAACTTTGTATTTTAATGAAGCGTCAGACAAAGGAGCATTTGTATTTGCTTTTTTCTTTAAAATTAAAATATCTTCTTTTTGCACTTTGTTTATTTCATAACTAGGTATAGCTATCCATAAAAAATCTGTATTTACAATATCATCAAAAGCTTTATATAAAAATATATTATAATACTCTTTAGATTGCTCTTTAATATAATATTTAAATTTACTTATTCTATTGTCAAAAAAAGTATTTTGAGGTAAATCTGATAGTGAAACTTTAAATTCATTACCACTAATTCTAGGCGGAGTAGCTGAAAAAAATCTAACTTCATTGTAATTAATCTTTTTTTCTCCTGAATCATTAGAAACAACAGGTGTTTGTCTACCATATTTATCTTCAAAAACAACTCCCAACTGGTAGGTTCTTCCTGTTTTTATAGATTTAGAAAAATGATCTAACCGCCTACTGGTAGAAATATTAAACGATGGGTTATACTCTACATAATTACCAGTTTGATCCGTTACTATATTTAATCCGTCTTTATAGTTAGCAAATAAAACTCTATTTGCAGTTATTTCCAAAGCCTTAGCTCTGTAAGGAACATTATCGTATTGTCTAAATAATTGATTGTTTGATATAACAGAATATAAGCTTTCAGTATTTATTTTAATTTTTCCATTTCCAGTAGAATAATTTTCAAATTCTTCTTTTTTTAATGTTTTATAAATATATAAATTATTTTCGCTAGAGTCTTTATATACTATATCAATAGTATACAAATCTGTAGGTGTTACATCAATTTTGTCTAATTCTATAAGGCGTATAATATTTTCCATAGAAGTATTATATCCGTCTTCATCATTAAGATCAAAAACAGGATATGGCTCAAAAATTGGTTCAGTAAATGGAGAAAAAATTGATATTTGGTTATTTTTAAAACGCCATCTATAAGCAAATCTTACAAATTTATCTTTAAATAATATATCTCCTTTTTTTATTGTACCTGTAAAAGATTGTAAAGGATACCCGAATACAGAAACATATTCTGCTGTAATAGTTCCTCCGCTAATAGAAATAAACTTAAATCCTCTACTACCTATGTCATTTGTGTTGGTTACAAAAAACTCTTCTCCTGAAATAAAATTAGGATTAGCAGAAACTGTCATTGTGACGGAGTCTCCAATATTTATTCCCGTAATATCTACGGTTGCTGTAATATTTATTCCAAAAGATTTAACTTCTTCCCCGTAAATACTATATGAAACAGTAGGGGCTGAAGCTGGTTTCTTTTTTATAAGTGTTAAATCAGATTCTATTATACTCCTAGTAAGATTTATATAATCTTCATTTATAGTTGTTGTTGTAGCAAAATCAACAGAACCAGATTTAAAATATTCTATATCAATATTTTTTGGTTCAGAATTATTATCTGACCATATTAAATACCCCTCTATAACATTTACAGCAGTTATTTGAGTATTAGGAAACTTTAATATATTTTTGGTTGTATCAACTATTACAGGAGAAACAGTATCTGTTGTTTCATCATATTCCGCAATAGCATCAATTGTTGTACCATAAATAAACCAGTATATTTTTTCAGCTTGTGTATCTGCTACACTACCAATACACTTTGCTCCAGAAATATTAAGATTACTTATTTTATTATTACTTAATACATTGTGCAAGCTACCGGCATCACCGTTTTCAGCAACACCAACTTGAATGTTTAAAGCATCTTTATATTCTCCAGGAGGTAAAACACGCTCATCAGCGTCTTTATTCATTTTCCCTTTAAAGAAATTGTTTTTAATTTCTGGCATTTAATTAGTGTTTTATTTGCTTGCTTTTGCCTCGCATTATTTGAGCCATTTCTAATGACTTCATATTTGAAAGTCTAAGCTTAGCATTTCTCATTGCAGCTCTTCTTTCTCTTTTAAATCTATTCACTATATATTCAGGCATGTTTGCTTTAGAAGCAATCACGGAGTGAGCTATATGCTTATAGATAGCATCCTCAGCTAGTTTATGTATTTGCATTTCTGCATCAGTACCTAAACCATCTGATATATATTTTAAAGTAAGTATTTGGGATTGTAAATTACTACTGAATCCAAACTGTCCGTTTAATTCATCTATAACGAATAAGCCGTTAGATTGTGTAGTTTCAGGGTTGTTGCCATATCTTTGACCCAAACCGCTAGCTGATAAACTATTGTGTACTCCATCAAATAAACTAGTGTTATCTGTATTTTCAATACCTTTAAATCTATCAGTTGTTATCGATGTACCAGTAAGTAAAGAATCATCATTATCATATAAGTAATCAGCGTTGTTATCTTGTAGAATAGACTGCGATGGTCTTGAAGTATTTATAGAAGGATATATTATTCTTTCAACCCCATTTGTATCAACCCAAGATAATTGAACGTAATTGACGTAGTCTTGCGGAAATGGTACAGTTAAAGTATCACCAACCTCTATTTCTTGTATTTTTTCAACTCTTGAAATATCATAACTAAATTCTTGAATAGCTCTTTTAGCGTGAAATATAACATCTAGTTTTTTTACTGTACTTATAATTTTATCATCACCTACATAAGAAACCATAAAGTTATTTATAATATCTTCTAAAGATATATATCTATAGCTACCATGCTTTTGATTTTTTAAAACAACTTTTACTTCTATGTCTAAACCAGGAGGTGCTGAAGGAGAAAAATTAATAACTCCTGTTGAATTATTATAAGTATAATTACTATCATCAATTTCATCACCATCAATAAATACTATAAAATTATTTATGCTAGATGGCAACGGATCAAAAGTTAAAGTAAATACAGATAGACTACCAGTACCTGTGAACTTTTGTGTTAAAGTATAATATTGTCTTGCTGTTTGTGTTATGAATCCCATCTATTATGACTTTTCTTGAGTTATCTTTTTATTTTCTTTTGTATCCGCTACTTGAATTATAGAAGGATCTTTTATATTTAATCCCGCATATGCAAGTATTTTTAATAATAAAGCTGTTTCTTCTGATTCATGTATTTCAAAATTAGTTGAAGCACTTGCGTTATATAAAGCATTACCTGCTACACTAGTGTAACCCCAAGTAACACTATTAGGTTTTCTAACGTATGTACAAGAAACATTAGAAGTTATTGTTGTAGGATATACGCTTATAGACCAGTCTGCACTAGTATTTGCAATGTTTTGTATATATATAGGTGAAGTAATTGTTGGTTGAGTTAGCTTAGATAGCTGATATTCAAGTAGTTGTTTTTTATCTACTTTTTCAACTTCAACTGAGTTATAAATAACTGTTCCCAGCTTGTGAAGATTAGCAGGGAAATTAAAATGATCTGTTGAATATGTTAAGTTAGCTTCTGTTTTAAACCTACTTAATTTTTCATCAATGATTCTGTATAAATTAGCATATTCAGTATTATTTTCTTTCTGTCTCATGTATTGATTGAGATCAAAAAAATACTGTTCAAATATTTCTAATTGTGATTGATTTGCAAATAAATTAAATTCCTGTGGTGTTATATAACCTCTATTCTCTTTATTAACAATTGATAATACTTTTTGGTAAACCGTATCTATGCTAATCATATTTGTTTTTATTATTTATAGTAATTAAGCCACCCTTAAGATGGCCTAACCACTATAAGAGCAACTATTTTAGTTTCTTTTCTATTGCTTTATATACTTCTATACCCTCATCAGTTTTAAACCAAGCAGCTAAAGCTGAATATGGATTTTCATCAAAAGGCACGGTCATTAACTTTCTTCCGTTAGTACCCCATTTAAATGTACGCTGATCTTCTGATAATTTTATAATATTAGCTTCTGTAGCTTTTATACCAATATTTCTTATAGCAACATTTTCGTCATTAGCTAATTCTATGAATAGCTTAGGATTGTTACGAGCAAATATTAATAAATCTCTTTTTAGCTCTTTAGAAGTCATCTCTGCAGCCCTAGAGCCTATTTCTACACGCATTATAGCTTCAGCCTGTTCAATATCCATTTCTCTTGCCATTAACAGAGCATCTACTTCAAACTCAATAATCTCTAATTCATCTTGAGCTTCTAATTCAGCATCATATTCTTCGTAAATTTTATCTTTTTCTGAATGATAAATAGATAATATCTTTTGAAGAACTTGTTTTTCTTTTGGTACCAGTAAACTACCGTTTTGAAACACGATATGTTCTAGTCTACCTTCACCTTTAAATTCATCAACAAAAGGTGTTTGTTGATTTACAGTATATTTTAATTCTCTTTCATAACCTTTTTCATCATCAAACCAAAATATATTTCTTGATTTAATTGTATAGGTCAAAGGCTTTCTTTGTTTTTTAAGGACGTATAGCCTGTCTTTGAACGCCCAATCTGTTTTTTTCTTTGTCATGATATAATAAAATAAAAAATAATAAAAGTAAGAATTACCCCCGTTAATTAAACAGGGGTAAAACCTACATTAAAAAATATTAGTTAAAAAGCACAAAGTTATTAGCACCTTGTACAACTAAACATCTTTCAGTCAAATAGTGAACTTCCATCTTGTCATCGCCTGAAGTAGCAGCTCCACCTACAGAACCAGTGATCCAAGATTTCATTTTTCTATCATCAGCTTCAGAAGCTCTATAACGAACGTGTAAAAAGGACGCTTAATGTTCTTCCCAAGAATTTGATCGTAAACAGATGAAGTTCCAGCTGGAATCAGTACTCCTTCAATACCTCCGATAAGACCACGAGTGCTCGCATCGTTTAAGTATTTCCAGTCAGTTTTGTAGAAGTCATAAGAACCTCTTCTAAATCCACTAAATCCTAAGTTAAGTGCCATATCTTCGCTGTTGTTGAATACTCCGTAAGAAGTTCCACCAGCACCGTAAGAATTTTGAGCTGCTAGCATATCGTCAATTGATAATGCAATATCACGATTTACAAAAAGCATGTTCTCTTCAATAGCACCTTCTTTATCTAATTTCTTAAGAAGAAGATCAAAGTCTTGTAAAGATTCAGTAGCTGTACCTCCTACGAAACCATCAAATTGATGACCACGATCTTCGATAGCAGCAAATAAACCTTCAGTACCGTCTACATCAACAACACCATTTGTTCCTTTTTTCTCAGCTTCAACTAGCGCCATTTCTGAATAATCTTCAAAACGCTGACGAGTATCACCTTCAGATTTGATGTACCATAAGTATCCTGATTGTCCGCTTTCGCCAGTTACTTCAATCCAACCAATTTGAGAAGCGTCTGATCCAGAAATTTCATAATGATCTTTAAGGATAATAGGCTTATTAGTTAGAGAAATAAATTCAGGCTCAACAGCACCAGTCATTGACGCTTGTCCTTTCTTAAATTCAGAACCGTAAACAAAAAGGTCTACATCAGTTGCTCCACTAAATCCAAAACCATCAGTAGTATAGCTTTGAAGAGTTACAGTGGTAGCTGTTGTAGAAGAAACTAAAGCTTTAAAAACAGTAGTACCGTCAGATACAACAACAGTTTGATTAGCTCTAATTGCATGGTTATTTCCGTTAGCGTCAACTGGAATAGTAACTACGTTTACTTGTGAACCAGCACTTCCTGAATCAGCAGCTGAAGAAACACCTTCATAAGAAACATGAAGACGACCTTGCTCAGACCAAATAATTTGATCAGAAGTCATAGGCATTTCAGCGCCAACCATTTGTAAAAATCCAGAAAGTGAACGATCACCATAACGCTCAATTTCAGCTTCGTAAAGCTCAGGTAGGTATTGTTGTGCCCACCCAGCAGTTCCTGCAGTAGTAAAATCTATGTAACTACCAGGAGTTGTTTGTTTAACAGGAGTAGCATTACTTAATATTAAGTTGCTTCCTGCAGTATAACTTGCATTTGCCATTTTAAATTTTTTTTATTTTTTTATTTTAATTTTTAGTTTTGAGCTGTTATTTCCGCTAATTGCTCTTACTTTTAATCCTCCGGTGTCCACATAACCATCAGCGCTTTTCCTTGGATTCATACTAATATTTTTAGATTCCATTTCTAATTGCTTAATAGCATCTGCTTTTCCTTGCTCATAAAAGTGATTAGCAATTTTGTCAGAATTTTTGGCAGCAAATAAAGCTTTGTGATAAGTTGAAGGATCCGTTAGCATGCCTTTGTCATCTAGGTAACTACCCAAAAAACCAGCAATATCGCTTTGAGATTCTTTTACTTGCGTCACGTCATTTACTTTAAATCTATACTTGTTATTTCCAACTTTGAAATCAAAACCTTTGAATTCATTGCTAAAAAAAGAATTAGTTTTTTCAGTAAAATTGTTTGCTTGTGTTTGTTGCTGAGCAGTTAGCTTAGACTGCTCTTCTTTGTAAGTATTGTAAAATTCAATTGCTTCTCTTTGCTCTGGGGCTAACTTAGAACTCAACTTGACTTCTTCGTAATATTTGCCTTTTAAACCTTCAAGAAAGTTTTTTGCTTTTACAATTTCTTCTTTATAAGCTAATTTCTTTCTTCTGATTTCTCTGTCATCATCAACTTCCTCATCAAAAGAAAAATTATCTTCAATTAAAAAATCAACCTCATCGTTATTTAAATGAGATTTTGTTTGTTTGTAGTACTCTTTTAATAATACAGAATCATCTACATTTGAATAATCTGCATTTAACCTTACGTAGTCTTCTAAACTACCGCCAGTTTCTTGCATAAATTCAACCACCTTTTGTATATTTTCAGGTAGTTCAATATTATTTTCTTTAGTTTCTTCAACCTGCTCCTGTTCTTTAGTTTCATTAACAGGCTCTTCTATATTTTCTTCAGTCTCTTCTTCTATTAATTCTAAGACCGTTTCTTCTTCTTGTTCGGTAGGCTCTTCGGCACTCCGTACTTCTTCTTCCACTTTTTCGCTAACTTCGGATTCGTTGCGAACAGGAACCTCATCTGTGCTTTGCTCTTGAACGGCATCTTTTTCTTCTGTTTTAGGTGGTTTAGATAAATCAACTTTATGTGTTGTATTATCTGATTTTGTATCAACTCCTGCGTTTTCTAACACTGTTTCTTCTTTTTCTGCAGCACTAGGGTTCTCGTCTTCGACTAAATTAACTTTGTAGTCTTCCATAATAAAATTTTATATAATAGTTTAAAAATATGCTATCTAGGCTCAAATTGCTCTAGACCAAATCCACCTAATGTATCAAAGCCAGATGATTCAAAGTCTTTAGGTGGGGTATTATTTCTTCTTTGATCAATTAATTCAGATTGTTGAGATGCTTGAATTTTAGTTCTTTTATCTTTTCTATCTTCCTTATATTCTTCTTTATTGTTAATCACTTGTAAATCTAGTTCTTTAAGCTGCTTATTAAGCTCAAACTCATATGTCATAAGCTCTTTTTTAGCTAGAACTTCTTGTTGTAGTTTTTGTATCTCAAGTTCGTGCTCTGCACTTTTAATTTGTATCTTAGATTGAGATATAGCTTGTTCTTTTTGAACATCAGCTTGTGCAGCAGCTTGAGCAGCTTTTGCGTTAGATTCAGATTGCAATGATATATTTTCGGTTTGCATCTGTCTATCTTGAGCAGCTTTCTTTTTTCTTCTAAGTTTCAATAGCTCATTTGCTAGTTTTAAGTTTTTAATATTTCTAATATCAATAGCATCTTCTAAGAATATTTGTTCTCTTGATAATGCTACTTGAATATTATTTTCTAGCAATTGTTTTTCTTCTTCATCAGGCGCTAAATCTAAGAATATACCAAAGTCATGCAAATGCAGTTCTTTTAAATCATCTAAAACGCCAACATTATATTTTCCAATGCTTTGTATAAAATTATTTCTAGTGTTTGAATATTCTAAAACATCGGAAATTCTAAGAGCAACTGCTTCAGCTGTTTTTAAGGTTAAATACAATCCAGCTTGTAATATATGTCTTGTTGCTGTATTTGAATTTGCAGCGGCTAATTTTTGTAAACCTACTAAAGCATTCTTATCTGGTGTACTACCATCACGTGCTTCATTTAATCCGGTTACATCACGAATCATTTGCAAGTAATAATTATAAGAATTAATTAAACTAGAAATTTTTGCATTAGCGCCAGAAGTTTGTAATTCTTGAATAGGAACTCTACCATTATTAAAGTCACCATCTTGTGTCATTGATCTACCAATAACGGAACCAGTTTGGAAATACATATTAAGTGCTTCCTGTGGATTATAATTAGTTCCATTGCCTAAATCTATTTCAGCAATACCATCCGCATCTAAGAATACACCATCAGGTACCATTCTTGATAATACTTGTTGCAACTTTAAATGAGTTAATTGAATCATATCAGCAAACGTAGTCATACGTCCAACTAAAGATTCTATATTACCTTTATAAATTCTAGGTGCAACAATGTTATAACTAAATTGCGCTTTAGTGGTATCAGACTTAGGTCTAGTCATGTTTTCAGCAAGCTGCCACTTTAATGTTTTATTATGGCCTATAATTTTAGCACCTTCATATATAACTTCTATTGAGCGAGATACTTTTTTAAACCTAGCTTTGTTGTCTTTTGGTGGATCAAATGTATCGTCTTTTTTAATTGCTTTACTAGCTCCAGAAGCTGTGTCTTTTATTTTATATACTTGATTGTTAAAAGTTTTATATTCAAAGTATAAAACATAAACATAAGCATTGTCAGAAGTGTCATGACCATTATGAGCTCTGTTATATAACATAACATTACTACCTTTTCCTTCTATTTGTTCTAAATCTGCATCTGTTAATTCGGGGTGTTGTTTTTTAAGTTCAACAAAAGAAACTCTTCTAACTTCACCTACATAATATATATCATCAAAATAAGGCGATTCAGTATAAGAATAAACCAAATCTGCAGGATCTACATAATCTATTTTAATTCCATCAGCAGTATTAAAACTATTCTTACATGCTGATATACCAATAGTTACCGCATCGTAATTTAATCTTCTTTGTAAAAGATCAAATTTATTATGATCAAAAACATTATTAATAGCTTCTTCTTCAGCTATTTCCACAGATTGCTTATAGTCAAGCTGCATGTGCAGCTCTAGTTCCTCTTCTGTTTCAGGTAACTTTTCTTTATCATTTTCATATACATCAATACCTAATTGAGTTTGTATCTGATCTGATATTTCTCTAGTCTGCATATCTCTAAGCATAGACTCAACATATTCACTTCTTTTCTTTATAGATGCGTTATCTTGTGAATAAGCTTTAATGTCATAAGCTCTATCAGCCATACCATTTACTACAATATCTACAAACTTAGGTATTATCGGTACAGGCTTCCAATCTAAATTTAAATAAGACAAATCACCATTAATAGATAATTCATCTTTATATTTTTGAATAGATTGTTCACCTCTAGCATACAATCTTAATCTGTGAAAATTATCGCGACTTGCAAAGTAACGCATATTACCTGCGTCTCTTTTAAACCATTCGCTTTCAATTGCTCTAGCTATTTCTAAACCATAAGCCTCACTTCTTTTTTCACCATCTGAAACCGCTTGGCTCGGAAATATACCTTTTGTTTGAGTTTGTAACATTTATTTTATTATTTTTGAAGTACTACCTTGGTTGTCATATTTTTTAAAACCAAAATCTAATACTTTTTTTGTGGTATTTATTTTAGGTTGGTATGAATGTTTATTACAAGCTATAATAGCTAGCCCTGAACTAATCGAAGCATCAAACTTCGTTCTATTATTAATATTAAATTTTGACCAATCGTTTAAGGTGTCATTAAAATATATATTTCCATAATCACCATTTTCCTGTAAACCTACATAACTTTGTATGTATGTTTCAATTGCAGCAGCATGAACTTGTTTTATATCCTCTGACGAGTTAGGCATACCACCAATTTCTTTTTCAGTTACAGATAATTTATTCATTAACTTATCTGGTCTATTCATTGAGTAACCCCTGTAACCTCTTCTTTTTAAATAATATAATAGTCTTGGTTTATTGTTTTCCGCAAGTAAAGGCATTCCGTAAAATACTAAAGACATAAGTACATCTTCAAAAAATATTTCAGCCGTCTGCGGTCTAGCTATGTATTCTAAAAAAAATGTATTAGGTGGTGCATTTTCCATACTAAATTTAGTAAGTCCATGCAAAGCACCTTTAGAACCATTGCCGTCTGTTGTACCCGATATATCGTATGAGTCACAACCAAAAGCTCCTACGTGTTCATTTCCTGGATGCTTAGCTCCATTCTTTATTATTACACGGTTTTGTAAATTTAAACTAGGTACCCAAGAAATATTAAATCTACCTTCTTTACTAGGGTAGAATATTACTTTAGTATCTTTGATACCGTTTTCCCATTGGAAGTTACCTTTAATTACAGCGCCGGTTGCTAAAGTACCATCGTTGTAATCTATCTGCTCGTATATTTTTGTTAAATTAAATATACTGTTTTTACTTTCATCTCTAAAGGCATGCTCTTCAGTTCTAGGAAATTGTCTATAGAATTCGTTTAAACCGTTTTTATCATTTTTTAAACCATCTGCTTCATTTTCCCAAAACTCAATTACTCCAATATCAATATACTCTTTATCATTTCCAATGACGGGTTCTGCTGGTGTATCGAATACAGGGTATCCAAAAGAATCAATGTATCCTTCGTAGTTCCATTCCATAGGTATGAACAAACTATATAATCCCGAGCTAGTCTGGCCATTGCGATTTCTTTTTGTGACATCTGATGCTTTATATAATTTTTTAAAATTTTCGCCGCCTTTATCTAAAGCATTTGAGGTAGAACCCATCATACATTTACCTATGATCCTGCTACCTAATCTTAATGTTGTTTTCGTTACTCTCCAGTTATTTAATATGTTATCTGGTTTTTCCCATTTACCAGATTCATCATGTACTAATAACCTAAGTTTCTCACCATCATAACTGTTGTCTCCAGTATTTTTCCAGTCTATTGTCGTGTCGAGCCCTTCGAGAATTTTTTCTTCGCTGGTTGAGGTAATGGATTTCTTGGTAAGCTTGGACGCTGGGACTCTGTACGCGAGCTCCGATTTCGGCCTATCCATTCCGTCTTGTATTGGCTTAAAGAAGAACGGTAGATTGAGCGATATCGGTACGACTTTATCGGTAAACATCTTCTTAGCATCAGATCCAGATTTGGACAATATCCCGAAGCGTGAGTCTGAAGTAATTGTAGCCTGATTGATGGTTTCACTCGAAGACATGAAACTAAATCCGGATCTACGGTTTTTAAGATAACACATTCCGTAACAACGTTTGTCCGCCTTGCATGCTTCCCAAAAAATGAAGAACAGTCTATTAGCCTCTCTGAAGTCTGGCTTCCCAACATCAATCTTGGTCCACTGCAAGTACATATAGTGAGAACCAGTAACATAAGTAGGTATATTCTTGTTATTGAACCAATATCCTTCTTCGCGTCTGGTAAATTCTTTATCAATATATGCATACCATTTGTTTTTAAATTCTTCAGAGTATTTTTCCCAATCAAAAATAGTTTTAATACTTTTTAATTCTTTAGGATATTCGATTGGTTCCCATTTGTTATTAGTATTCTGAACGTCGTTAGCTTTTGGCAATGCTATTTTTAAATTTTGTAATTGATATATTTCACCAATTTTACCAGTCTTACTTATAACAACAACATCATGCTCTTTATCATAACCATATTTCCACGACTTACTTCTATTAAGTCTATCTATTGTGGTTAATTTAATAGGTTGAACTATTTTTAATAGCTTTTGCTCGTACATTACTTAGATCTTTTTTCTGCAAACCCACCAAATGACTTTTCTTCTTTTTTAACAGGTTTGTTTTCAAGCATTGCTTTTTCAGCATCTATTCTATTTAATATTTCAAATGCATCGAATATCGCAAGCTTTTTCGTAGCGGCAGCATTCTTTAATCTATCAGCAGCAAGCTCATCTTCGCCACCATCAACAATAATTTCTTCTTCTGCTACTTTTATAAGTTCTTCAACTGCTTTGTACCCAGACTGGATTATACGATTCTTCTGTTCCTTTGATGTCATATTTAATAGTAATAGATTTAATTGGTACTCTGTATAAACGTTTTTTGTCTATAATAAATTCATATTCTGACTCTGGTGAAAAACCTACTAAAGTATTTTTGCTATACACGCCATCTGAGTGCGTTATAAAGCCTTTTAAGGGCTCTTCAGTATCTTCTGATATGATAGTATCAATTTGTTTTTTAATTGGCTGTACGAAGCAAAAACCATCTGTAGCTTTCCATTCGTTATTCTGCTTATATAAAAATATTTGATCTATGTAACAGAAATATAAATTATCTCTAAAATAATTTGAACTATCTTTTTCATTACCACGTACATCATAGAATCTTCTAAACGTATTATGATGCACTATTATTTCATCACCTACTTTTATATTTGTTTTAAAAGCTTTTGGTACCGACACAACAATAGCATTTCTGCTAACAAACTTATGGTCTTCTATTGAAGTATTAAGTATTAAGTTTTTGTTTTGTATTTTCTTTGTATTATTGTATCTGTTTTCTTTTGGTTTTATTATAAAAGAATAAATACTATTCATAATTCAAATTAAATTCAACACTTATAGCCATGTTCTTATTAAAAGATTTCCATGGTAACACTTCTTTATTTTTTTCTATGTATACAACGTAGTTTTCTTCTTTTTCTAATATGTCGCATATAGTATGCCCACCGTATACTTCTTGTCCTACAGCATAGTGCATAGCGTCGTTTTTATAGTCACGACCAATACTAATTTTTCGTATCAGATTCATCTTCTTTGATTTTTTCGTAACTACCTTCTTCTATGTTAATATTAACATTACCATAAAATTCTTGTAATTCAGATTTAAGTTTATTTAATTCTTGATTAACTGATTCATACTTATGCAAAAGTGTGTGCTTTTGTATTTCAATTAAACCTAATTGATCTTGTATTGTTTTTAATGCAGTTAATAATTTTTTAAGCTCAGCGAGCTCTTCTGTTTTAATTTGATTTTTCATATTTAAAGTATTTAATTAGATTATAATATATATTACATAAATTTAATAATTATTGCGTTGAATAAATATATATTCAATTGTTTCATTATTTTATGCTACTGCATAATACATATAGCTTCTTGCATTTCCGTTAAAAGAAGTAGAATTAGTTTTAAGTTGAAAACCATTAGAATTAAGTTGTATAAATTTGGTACCAGGGTAACCATCAATTGAAGCATAGCTAGATATACTAAAAAGTGTGTAAGCGTATAATATGTCATTACGACCAGCTTCTCTTACTGCATCCATCAAGACCCAATGACCCGTATGAGAAGTTGATTTTAAAATAAGAAAACGTGGTTTAAAACCTGTTGTAACAGTAGGCCCAGTTAATGAACCGTTGCCTACATAGGTTCCTATTTTACTAAGCCCAGGAACAGAGTGAAAGCAGTAGGCGATGTACTCTGAATTACCACTTAATCCATACCCTGAACGACCTAAATCAATTTTACTACTATTTACGCTTATAATATTAGGGGAATAAGCAGTAAATGCTGAACTCGTATTGAATTGTGCAGCTTTTTGACCTAATAATGAAGGAGCATAAACAGCCCAATTTTGCGTTAGACCTGTTGCCTTCACTGCTATTAGTTCGGGTGCTGATGATAATCCGTGCCCCCAAGATGGAAATCCGCTTGAAGGTGTAGTAAATTTATTAATAGAAAACCCTGCTCCAACATTAGCAGATACTGTTGAAGTCACCGCAGTTACGCTTCCTGATGTTACCCCATTATTGTTAGCGGAAGCAGTTCCTCCCGCCTTAAAATTATAACTAACAAATTTTTCTCCGTTTTGGTTTACGGCTCCCCCTACGCTAGTTAACTTAAATCCCCCACTTGGATAACTAATCCAATTTGCTACGCCTGATTCAGCACTTGTTTCGTTTGCTTTTAAATATTTATTTCCGCCCCTAGTTACATCAAATACTAAATGATCCCAAGTATTATCAAGGCCTTTTATCCAAACTAAATCAGGTTGAAATTTCATACCTACAAAACCTACGTTTGTAGGTGTTCCGTCATAGCTACCTTGTTCGTCTTCTGCATTACCATTAAATTTATAATAGGCCAACAAATTGTCAGATGGTATAGAAGCTGTTGTATTATTATATATATACCCAACTTCTGTTGACGACAATATATCTCCGTAAACATAAATTTCATCAAGTTCACCGTGAAAAAAAGCTTGAGTTGTCGACGCGTTGTATTGATTCATACCTATGTCAAACGAGCCTGTATTATTAGTAGTAAATCCTGATACAGAATGTGTAGAATCTAAACTACCATTTATATAAATCTTTGCTTGGGACTGCGAACATGTTACCGCTACGTGAACCCATGTATTTGCAACTACAGTGTAACTGCTATTTTCCGCAACTGTTACAGCCCCGCTTTTTGCCCTAACAATACCAATTTTACCAGGAGTTCCAGTGAGTCTTATACCAACCCCTTCCCACCCCGAAATTGAATTAACAAAACTAAGTAAATATTGATGAACTGCTCTGGTCGGATTGGCTGAATTTAACCAAAAAGCTGCACTAACACTTGTTTTTCCGTTTATAGGATTATTAGGTAAATTTATTCTACTACTACTCCCATTAAATTCCGCTGATTGGCCTATCTTACCTGTAATACTTTTTGTGCCACCATTTCCTGTCCAGTTTGAAATATTCAAATATTCATCTGGTTCTACAAAAGATGAATAACCATAAAATTCACTCATAGCATCAGGTGATGTTAAGCCCGCAGCTGCTGATAATGTGCGTAGTGAACCGCTTGTGCTGCCTAACTCAGCTTTAATATCACTTATATCTATTTGTCCACTTGATTGTAATGCCATATTATTATACTAATTCAGGTTCTGGTAATTCATATAATACTACATCTTCTATTGTTGTAAGAGCATTTATTTCTGATTCTTGAGTAGCACACTTCACTCGTAATGCCGCTCTTTCATCTAAAATAGACTGATCTGTTGCAACTCCTAATTCTATATTTCTAATAATTATCCAATCTGTTTGTGATAGTATTTGATTATATGAATTTTTAATGCTAGAAATTTTTCTAGTTTTCATGCTAGGTAAACTTTCATACCACTCTTTTTTTGCAATTACTGCATTATATATTAAATTATCTTCATCAAACTCAATACTATCTACTTTTTCAATAGATGTATTATGCTCAGGCTCTACGTATGGGTAAAATCCAAATCTAATCCAATCCTCTTCGCTTAGTATATGGGATAAGTTAAAATTAATACCTTCAGAAATAGATATTTTTTTATCATTTTCATCTATATAGTAATTTTCGAACCCTTTTAACACTTCCCATCCTTGAGGCGTGTCTGAATTATACGTTTGAATACTAATATGTTCTTGTCTTGCTTTAGCCATTTATTTGTTTTTTTAATTCTTTTACTTCTTGTGATAATTCTTTAACGGCTTCGATAAGTACTGCTGTTAATTTTTCATAATCTACAGTCTTATATTCTTTATCATTTACAAAAGGTAATTTTTTATCATGCACTATATCGGGAAATACCTTTTCAACTTCCTGTGCAATAACACCTATTTCAGATTTACCTTTTCTATTTCCCTCGTTCCACGTATATGACACACCTCTTAAAGCTTCAACTTTATCGAGTGCGCTGTCAATAGTAATAATATTATCTTTTAATCTTTCATCAGATACGGTAGTTGAAAACGCAATTACATCCCCGTCTACGTGTAGATCACCGTCATTTTCAAGTCGCATTTCTTCTGCACCCGCTGTGTACCATCTAATACCGTGAGAAGCATCATAGAAAGTATAATCATGCGTATTACCAGTATGAACATCCGTAGAAGTTGAATTTCTTCTTCGGTCATTTTCTAATCTGAATGCAGTACCGCTTAATGTCATCCCATAATTTCCATCTGCTGAATATGTAGTATTTGTGTCTGTATTTACTACTGTTTCTGTCGCAGAGGTTATAGATGTAATATGACCGTAAGTATCTAAACTTATATCTTGAATATATGTACGCCCCGAATTGTTAACCGATGCTTGTGACGAAGTGTTACTGTGACTTACTGTAACAGACCCTGAGGTTCCACCGCCAGTCAAACCACCACCAGCTGTTACATTAGTAATATCACCAGCATTGTTTGTGTAATATGCATCTGTTACTTGAGATCTAAAATGAGCACCTGTAGCTTTTCTTATATATCCATCATTTGTGTTTACATAAATATCTGTTATTGTGTTTGTAGTATTACCAGATGTTGTATTAATCCAACCAAACTCTGCATATCCACTACCATTTGTTCTAACAACTCTATTTGCCACATTATTTCTACCTGTATGAAGGTCTAATCCATCCAGTAAGTTAGAGTCAGCAGCTTTTCCTGAAGTTGTTAAATAGCTAGCTCCGTTTGTAAGCTGATTATTATTTGTGGGTATAGTGGTACTATTATATGCATTAGAACCAAATATTTCACTAAACCGTTTTCTTCGTTCTGCTCCGTTGTCCAATAAAATTAACTCATCTACAGTTGTACTAACTGCAGCTGTCATATCAGTAAGTTCTGATAAATCTAAAGAAATTGTTACTCCACCACTTGTTGCAGCCCCATCTAAACCCGCTGAAGTGGATACACTTGTGATGGTTCCGGTGTTTGTTGTATATCCTGCTCCATTTGTTAACTGATTATTATTAGTAATATAGTTTGCATTAGTCGCTCCCGTATATCCTAAATTAGCCAATGTAAGATTTCTAGTTGCTACAGTTCCGTTTGTATCTGTTACATGACCTTGAGAATTAGTAGTTATATTAATGTCTAAATCACTAATAACAGTAGCCCCAGTTAAAGCGCCGGTATCAATTGAAAAGTCATCACCGTTAAAAGTTGGGTGAGAATAATTATTTGCGTTAGTAGCCCCTGTATAGCCAAGATCCGCTAATGTTAAAACTCTGGTGCCCATTGAAGTAATAACTCCGTCCGTAACATTTATATTATCAACAATGGTAGAACCAGAAGTGTTAATGTCCGTATCAGTACCTATTATTGTGTTGTAAGTTCCTACAGCTTGTTTACCAGCTAAAGCTGTTGTTACTGTAGATGCAAAGTTTGCATCATCACCTAAAGCCGCAGCTAACTCATTAAGAGTATCTAAATTAGCTGGAGCAGTATCAATCACATTGCTTATTGCTGTATTTACTTCTGCTGTTGTTGCATAACCAGCACCATTTGGAAGGTCACTATTGTTTGTAGGAATTGCTGTAGACGTAAAAGCATTAGAACCAAAAGTATATGTTTGGTTTGTAGCCCCACTAACGCTAAAAGTTAAAACATTACCGGATTTAGTAATACCATCTAAGAAATAATTAGTATCCGTGTTGCTAACCGATTCAGTTGCAGAGGTTAAACCTGTGACATGCCCATAATCGTCAAGAGTTACGCCTTGAATGTAGGTTCTGCCAGAATTATTTACAGATGCCTGTCCTGAGGTATCTTCGTGTGTAATAGTGACTGAACCAGTAGTACCTCCTCCCACTAAACCTCCGCCAACAAGTACTTCAGTAATATCGCCAATGCTTGTAGATAAATCTATGGTTCCATCATCGTCTTGATATGTTACTGTTATGCCTGTTTGTGTATTACCTGTGAACATAGCGCCAACAATATCCTGAACTTCTTCGGTAGATAACTGTGTATTTGTATTTGCCGATTCAATTGTAAATGAAGGATATGTCCCAGTAACTGTTATATTCGTACCTGCTGCCAAACTGACTGTTTGATCATATCTATTTGTTGTTCCTTCAGAAATATCATCTGAATCAAGTACAACTGCACCTGTTTGAGTATTAACTGAATCAACAGTGTTTACTTCTGCACCCACTTCAATACCATTCAATTTAGAGTGATCCGCAGTCGTGAAGTTTTCGTCTGTTTGTGACTCAACCACAAAATCAATATCACCAGTGCCATTTTGGTAAGTTACTGAAATTCCTGTTTCAGTACCACCTAACATTCCTCCAACTATATCTCTAATTGCTCCATCAGTACGATTAACTTCAGCACCTGATTCTATACTATTTAGCTTTGTTTTATCACCATCCGTAAAAGCACCTTCTGATGGTTTTACTTGCAAAGTAGAAACTGTAACCCCTTTAATACCAGTTAAATCAGTTACTTCAGAATCCATTAATGCTCCGGCAGCAGTTACGCTAGCTGCATCTGTTGCATCCGCATTCGCTTCTATGCTATCCAATTTAGTTTTATCACCATCTACGAATGCACCCTCCGCTAGCGGCTGTTGAGCACTATCAGCTAAAGTTCCCTGAGCTGCGGTTGCATAGTCTGAAGAATCAAATGCTTTTACTTGCGATAAGTTAACTACTTCTGAATCCATCAAGGCCCCAGCGGCAGTTACGTTATTTGTATCAGTAACATCTGCATTTTCTTCAACACCATCTAATTTAGTTTTATCGCCGTTTGCAAACGCTCCTTCTGAAGGCTTTGGCTGTAATGTTGAAATGGTTATTGCTTTAATACCAGCAAGGTCTGTTACTTCAGAATCCATTAAAGCACCAGACGCAGTTACATTTGTCGTATCTGTTATGTCTGCGTTTTCTTCAATACCTGATAATTTAGAAATATCTTCAGCAGTGGTAAATTTATTTGTTGTGGATGCATCATTAATATCGTCAGCATCTAAAACTACTGCTCCAACTTGATTGTTTACACTAGTTACAAGTAATAAAGCTGACAAATCAAGTGTAAACGTTGAGGCGTCATCTCTTATAAATGTTACTATACCTGATTCATTTACTGTACCACTCGATATAGATCTAGAATCTTCATCTAAATAAATAGATAAATCAACAGTATCTGTCGATCCATCTGCTCTTGTTAGTGTTAAAGTATTAGCTGATAAAGATAAATCTGGTTTACCATATAACTCTGTAAAGTTATCATTAGATTTATCAAACGCAGTTCTTACGGGATCGCCAGTTCCGTCATTTGCGATTGCGCCTATATTGATTACTTGTTTTGCCATTTTAGTGTGTTCTTTCGCTTATTTTATATGTTGTTGAATCTGAAGTTAATATTATTGAATCTGCACCTGCTCGATATTCTGGTCCCATATTATACCAGCCAAAACTATTATATATTTCTATTTTTTTTGTGTCTGTATTGTATCTTGTTAAACCTTCAAAAAGTTCTGGAGGTGCCGTTGGTCTACTTGCAGTATCACCAACTTCAATAGCTCCAACACCTATCTTTCCATTATCTACATAATAATCAAGTAAAGCGTCAGGACTAAAGTTTTTAGTTATCCCAGTAGGGCCATCCGTTCCAATCCATTTATCAGTTTCTTGTACTAGGGTATCTTTTGCATAAGTACTTATCTTAGCCATTATCTATGTTTATTATTACCAAATACTTTTTCAACACCTCGCGATCCAAAGTATCCTCCAATTACTATAGTAAGTAATCCTGTTATGTCATCTAATGAATATCCCATATACCAACCAATAACATAAGACACTGTTAAGAATACTAAAATTAATGGTCTTACATTAGCAGCTAGCCAAGAACCTGATGTTGCATCAGCAACCCATCTTTTGGTAGTGCCGTCTATTTCTGCTCGCTCTGCTTTTAGTTTTTCAAGAGCTATTTCCTTATCATTTTCACTCATATCAGAGCCTCCAATGATAGCCTGTATAACAGAACCTACAGGTGTATCACCAGCTATAGCGCCAACTACATCTGGTATTTTTTCTAATAAAAATTTGCCTACGCCAGTTTCTTTAAACTTTTTTTTGTTAGGCATTTTTCTTTCTACCTTTTCTTTTTGTTTTCATTGCTGCGGGTATATCATCTAATTGATTACCTACTTCTTTAACAGCATCTTTAACATCTTCTATTTCTTCACCAACTCTTGATTTAATTTCAGAAATATCTTCTTTTAAATTTTTGATTTTAGCCTCTAAAGAATCAGGTATAAAATTTTTATCTTCATCTTTAAAAAAACCAATGTGTACGAATATCATGTACACTAATGCCAATAATAAAACAAAGTTTATAATAATACTTGCAATCATAATATTTAATTTTTATATGGAAATAGTTTATTTAATTTATCTTTTCTTTTTTGACAACCACATGGAATACCTAAACCTTCTGATATTTTTTCAGTCATTGTTTTAATACCAGTTTTAGTTGTGATTTTTTCTATTGAATCGCCCAATCCTTTTGATTTCATTTTCTTCTTTTTAAAGATTTAACTCTTTTAGGTTTGCCAGCTGGTTGACCTAATCTTTTCTTTTCTGATATTTTTTTTCTTTTTTCAGAAGCTGACATTTCTGAAGCAGTTTTAGGGGTTGCAGAAGATATACGTTTTTTAGGACGGCAATACGGCACACCTCGCTTTTCTCCCTTGGTTCTACCGCATGGCTTACCTGTACGGACATCAGTCCATTCTTCTTTAAACCATCTTTTTAGGCTTGCACCTTTTTTACTTTTTCTTACCGCCACGGCCCCAGTTTTTTGCACCGACTTTTCGGCATTTAGCTATAGCACCACTTGCATAAGCAGAAGGAAACACACGATATCTTTTTTTTACCTTATGGTAGCATGCATCCTTAGCCATTACTTTCTTTTTTTGTTTTTCAACATTTTAAAATCAGCTCCTGTGATTTTATTATAAGGCTTTGCCATCTTAGCAATGCGCATTTGTTTTGGTGATAATTTTTTCATTAGTATTTACCTCTTACTCCTTTAGGATTTGATTTAGTAGATTTACCTTTTCCTCCCCAAAGATTTTTACAAGACCAATACCTGGCAGTTAACTTATCTTTGGCTGTACTACATTTATGTCTTGCTTTAAAAGATTTTCTAGCAGCTGCGCTGTAATTATGCCCATATGAGCTATGCCCAAAATGAATAATTTTTTCTGTACCACCAGAGCAAGCTTTTACCACTTTCTTTTTATCTTTTTTAGGAGAACGGCGTGGCTTATTGCACGCCATTTTCGATTTATCAAGCTTAGTAGCCATTACTTTTTGGTTTTAGACTTATTTTTTGTTTTTGTTTTTGTTCCTTTTCCAGGTGGTCTACCTCTTTTTGTTCCGTAAGTTCCTATTCCTTTTGGCATAATCTTAGTTTTTAGCGTTCGTTATCTTTTAGCATATCATCAATAGCCTTGTTAAAGACTTTATCAGTGTATGTCTTGTTATTATAGAATACACTTGTTTTCTTAAAAGGTATATCTTCTTTGCCTAATAATATATTGTATATTCTGGTTATTAGTCGTTTGCATCGGTTAGAAGTTTGAAATATATGATACTTTTGTGTTGTATGGTTTCTTTTTCTCCAAACAACAATCCAATCTTCTTTACGCAATTTTTCCCAACGGTGTTTATCCCAACTCATTAAGTAAGTGCCGTTTTTATAATCATTACGCGTAAATCGCCCAACGCAATCTAAATAAATTAATAATTCAAGGTCCCCGTCAGTGAGCCCGTATGTTTTACAAGCCCACTTTCGGGTTAACCTATAATACCGGAAAAGTTGCATCTCGCGTAGGTCTGCAGCATCTATTCTCATTCTACAATAACTACATCTTGTTGTTTTATAACTGTGTAACTTTTACCCTCATAAATTAAATCGTGACCTGCACGTTTATCGTAGTATATTACGTCATCAGGGTTTATGCACTCGGTTTTCTCACCGCAGTTAACTACTTTTCCTTTTGAATACCGGATTTCACCTTTCGTGTCTTGCATTATAAAACCAAAATCGGTTTTAAGCTCTTCTTTAATCTTAGTTATGATTATATAATTATTTACTGCCTTCATTGACTCTAACATTTGAAATTATACAATCTGCTGAAATTATAGTAAGTGCAACTGACACTGCATTTATAAGTGCCGTTTTAGTAACAAGTACAGGATCTATGATACCTGCTTTCACAAGATCACATCCTAAACCAGTAACTACGTTTACTCCTTTACCTTTATCCATAAATGGACCATAAGTAATGCCAGCGTTATCCAGTATTGTTTTATAAGGTGCTTTTATGGCTTTATATAGTATTTCTTCCTTGTTATCAGATTTTAATTCATCTGCTGCATTATGCAGTGCAATACCCGCGCCTGGAACTATACCTTCTCTTAGAGCCGCTTTTACAGCATGTATCGCATCTTCTACACGATCTTTTTTCTCTTTTAGCTCTACTTTACTATTAGCACCTACTTTAATGATTCCGACAGCTCCAGATAACATTGCTAGTCTTTGTTCTAGCTTTGTTTTAATAAAAGCGTTCTTTTCATTCTTAATTTTTTTCTTTACAGTTACAATGCGCTCTTTAACATCTTCGGGCATTGTTTCTACAGTAACTACAGTACCATTTTGATCTGTAACTGTTTTTTGCGCTACACCTAAGCAACTAGGGTTAATTAAATCTAAATCATCGCCTAATTCTTCAGAAATTACTGTTGCACCTGTTATTGCAGCTAAATCTTGTAACGTGTCTTGCTTTGTTGGTCCAAAGCCAGGCGGATCAACTATATTAACCTTTATGTTACCTTTTACTTTATTCATTATAAGTGCAGATAACGGTTGTTGCTCTAAATTAGCTACAATCAGCAAACTTTTGTTTGATTTTATAACATACTCTAATACATTTTGTATTTTACGTATATTTGCAACTGGTGAGCCAATTATTAATATACAAGGGTTGTCAAGTTCAGCTTTATTCTTTTCTGTATCTGTAACTAAGTGTTGTGATTTCAAACCTGAATCAAATTCTACACCATCTATTATATCTACATATGTTTGTTCTGTATCTGACTCTTCCATGAGTACAATACCATCTTTACCTACTTTTTTATAGGCTTTGGCTATTATACCACCTAATTCAGCATCATTGTTTACAGAAATCGATGCAACTGATTCGAGCATCTTGTTTGTTACCTTAATTTTAGAATCATCAAGGTATTTGATCACTTTTTCTTTTGCTGCTTCAACACTTTGCTTTATTTGCCTTACTGTTATATTATCTGCAGCAATACATTCTTTTAATATAGAGTGTGCGAGGACGGTAGAGGTTGTCGTACCGTCTCCCGCTTCTTTAACTGTTTTTTGTGCTGCCTCTTTAATGAGGGTTGCGCCTATATTTTCCACTGGGTCAATAAGGACTACACTATTAGCAACAGTCACTCCATCTTTGGTTACTACGGGCTTTCCCATAGCATCTTCGTATATCACGCATTTTCCAGATGCACCTAGCGTTGAACTAACTGCTTCTGATAGCTTTTCAATACCATTTAATATCTTAGACTTAGCATTACTGCCAAAGTCAAGATTTTTTACAATCTCACTCGGGTTATTATATTCCATTTAATTAAATTTATTTGAATAGTAATTTTATTATTGATAATATCATTATAATATATACGGCTGCTGTAAATAGCACCCATAACATACCAGTTATTTTCAATAATGTTTGGTTTATTTGCTTAAAAGTATTTTTCACTTAAAAGTTTTAACTACAACTGGTCCGTCGCTTAATTTTAATTTTCTTTTGTAGTGTTCTACTGAAGAATCAATCGCGCGCTCTGCAGCTTCAATTGTTTCTCTTCTAGTTACACTTTTCCAAGAGTCGTTTAAATTAAACTCAGTTTGGTAGTAGCCATTAGGCAACTGTGTGATTCTCCAATTCTTTTTTTCAGAGTAATCTTTCCAGAGGTCTAAGGTTTGTTGTGGCATTTTTGGTTCGTCTTGTGACCATGTATCGGTCTTGTAATAAAAATACGTCATTTTGGTTTTTATTTTGGTTATTAAAATTGGTTATAGTTTTAAGTCTACTCAGACTTTTGGTTTTTATTTTGTGTTATTTATTTTGGTTCCTTTTCCGTGCCCTGATCTGTTTGCTTTAACAGATACAAATTTTTTCTTTGTGTGGTCGTAATCTTTATTTTTAATATTCTTACCGTTCTTTTTTGCAGCGCGGCGTAATCTTTGGTTCTCAGCTTTCATTTTACGACGTCTAGGTGTCATTGCATAGGCTAAGTCTCTTGCGCGCTTTCTAGCTGCAGCTAATCTTGATAATTTTTGTTTTGCCATGTCTATATATTAATCACTTACTTTTTACCGCAAGTGCAATCAGTACATTCTTTATTACATAAATTCATCTCAGCTATAGTGTCAATCAACTTAACAACAGCGTCATTTAACGCATCTATGCCATCATGTATTTTTTTTATTTCAGATAATGTTTCTTGGTTCATAGTGTTTGTTTAGTTATGACTATTAGTTATTATGTTATTATTTTTTAAAATAAGTTAACATGTATATAATCACACAGAACATGTAAAGATTAAAAGTGCGACGTTAGCCTACTACATATATAAATTAACACCCTATTGTCACACTTCTTCAGGTAAATTATAGTACAAGATATAGGGAACTATTGGGTTACACATAACATATTGACAATCAACGCTTTATACAAAACACTTTTATTTTACCCCACGGGGGTCCCATTTGGGCTGTTTTTGTAAAACTTTTTAGGTTTTTACTTTTTACAAACTTAGTACGAAACTAATTGGATAATATAGTTAGGCTTCGATCTTAGCGATACACGTTTTCGTGTATAGCATTTTACAAACTAAACACGAACCAATTTGGATAATATATATGTAACAAAAAAATAATAACACAATGTCTACAACTAAACAACTTGAAAAATTAATAATAAAAGTTTCTAATAAAAAATATTTAAATTATCAATATGCAATTGAACATGTTATAGTTAAATTAAACCAAATATACTTAAAAGAACTTGAAGTACAAAAACAATTAAACAAATAATTTTTACAAAGTAAATACGACCTCAACTGGATAATATAAATGAATATAAAAACTAACAACATGGATAGAGAAGATCGAATAGAAGAATTATATAACCAACTAATACAAGAACATTCAGAACTACAATATGAATATACTGATGACGAACTACAAGAAGTGATCATGGAAATGGTTTATAAAGAACTTGAAGAATTACAAGACTAACACGACCTCAACTGGATAATATATAAGAACATTAAAACACACACACATGGATAAATTAAATAAATGGTTAATAGTACTTGCACTCGAAACAATACTTGAACAAGTAAAAGATGCAAAAGATATTGAAAGAATAAAACAAGTTAAAGAACAAATAGAAATAGTAAAAGAAGAATTATGATCAATATAAACTTAAAAGAAATATATAAAGAACTACAACTAATTGAAGAATTTGAATCAAACTTCAACCCAACACCTGAATCTCAAAATAGAAAACTAGAACTACTAAGTATATTATCATAACAAATAAAACAAACAACATGGAAACTAATTTCAAACCACTAGAGTTACACCTCATCAGATATGCAATGGAAGACTTTGCAAACAACGATCAACATACTGAATCAAGTCAACACAAAGCATTTGAAATTGTAACTAAAATTGATAAACTACTTAAAAATATTAGCTAAAATAACTTTTAACGTACACACAAACAAGGTATTATACCTATCAACTAAAAATATTAACAAATAAAACATACACACTATGACTACTGAAGCATACAACAAGATCAAGAAGAAAATAGCAAGACAAAACCAACGTACTCAATCACTTATGGCAAATTACATTAGACCTGTAAAGAGTACAACTAGAGTAACATTTGCAAGGAAAGCATTATGGGATAATATAGACACAACAAAAGTATATTACTCTTATACTAAACTACAAGCTTAATACGATGTAAATTGGATAATATAAATGAATATAAAAACAAACACAAATGAAATTAACACAACAAGAAATAGACAAACTTTACTTCAGCTTAGTTGACTATGTAAAAACAAAAGCTGATGTAGATCGCTTAGGACAACTAAACATATCACAACAATGGATATTTGAAACAGAATTAAGCTTAATCAAAAAATTTAGTAAGCTATGATACCAAAACTACACGAAATAAATGGCAAACTAGATATGATACAAGATCTAAAGTTACACGACTTAAAGTTATCACTAGACCAACAAGAAAAGCTACTTAATATACACCAACAGCTAATAGACAGACGAGTTGAATTAATAAAAGAAATTAAAAAACAATATATAATATGACAATAGTAAACAAATACACAGGACGTGACGTCTCAAAAGAATTTGGTGCACTGATGGAAGGCATCATCACAAACGAAGAATTTGAATTAATAACAATGACATTAAAATGATCACACAAGAACAAATAGACGCTAAGCTAATACAAATACAAGAGTTCGAAAAAGAACACGGTACAGATCACGGAATCGCTTCTGTGAATGCAATGAAGAAGTATTGCCTTGATGCGAACTACAGAAAACGAGTTAAACAATTTAATAAAGCAAGTATAAATACAATCAAACATTATGCAAGATACGGATACTAAAAACGAAATGCCTTGGGACTTCTGGAATTATGGAATTAACCCAATACTAGGATACAAATGGGAGCGACCCACATTAACACCTCGAGCACCAAAAGATAAATTTCAATATCACCCTGATGACAATATAAAATTATATGAAGACTAAAGACGAAATACTAAAAGAAATATTGAACAACGACCCAATGGGAATACTGAATGAACCATTTACAACTAAAGAAAAATTATATATGGTTAAAAAAACAGTGAATGAATTAGTCGCAGTTGGACCAGACTACGCACAATTTATGAGTGCCCAAAGTGCACACAAGAATCTAAAGAAGATAAAAAAACTATTAGATTATATCGGATAAATTACAACAGACTTAACACGAGTGGTGACAAACGGATATTATTAACGAAACAACAAACAAACACACACATGAAAACATTTGACAGATACAAACAAAATCTAAAACAAGTTGGCAATGATATTTATTCTTATGATACATGCGTTGCAACAGTAAAAAATAACAAGCTTCATTTGGTGAACTGGTATGTCCCCGGCGTCGGATCGCATAGTCCAACGACGTCGAGGCATATCAACTACGTAGCACAACAACTTAATCTTGAAATAGCATGAACAAAATTATTAGATTATTAGCAGAACAATGTGTTGAAGAAATTGATGAGCACATTGATAATACAATACACTGGCAGGTTACAAATAAAAACTTTGATGGTGATGACTTCAACGAATTAGAACTAAAAGTAAAACAACAAATATTATTTACATTAATTAAAAGAATTACAAAATGACACACATTGAACAACTAACAAAAATATTAAACATAGATAAAATTACAGAAGACTACGGAAAATACTGCGATCTACATATCTACACGCAAACAACTGCAGATGGTTATGAAATCTATGTAGTATCACACGACGTATCTAACATAGATTGGGAGAATGATGTATTCTATTACAAACCAGATTTTGATACTTTAATAGAAACTATATCAGAATTAGATGAAGATGCAAATGTATATTGCTCAGACGTAGATGAGTTCTTCCCTGAGTATGAAGTTGAAAACTTTATTGAATGCAATGATGAAGAATTACAAAGTAAACACGAAGCATAACGGATATTATTAACGAACAAACAAACAATTAAATATTATGAACACACAATTAAAAAATTACTTAGACTTACAAAACAAAATCAGTCGCATTGAAAAACTAACTAATGCCGACTGGGATACAAGATACATGCTCGAAAAGTTTGTACCTGTAGTATGGGCCGATGGCTTTGACGTAGAAGATATAATTGACTATATAACAGTTAAGCTTCATGACGTAATAACAAAGCTTGAAAACGAAAAACAAATTGAAACTACAAATACAAAGTAATGGCAGGCAACAAACACAACACAAAGTTTGCTATACACAAACCAAAGTTCTATAGCTTAACGTTCAAAGATCTATACAATGAAGAACGTACAATGACTGGTACACCTAGTCAAGTTATTAACTACATACTGAACCAACAGTTATAACATTTATGATGGTCCTCTACCACGTTGGCTTCGTCGAGGATAGGGATTAGCTACCTGAAGAACCTCAAATGGACACCATCAAAAGCACTTAGTTGTGTGTTTCATGTTGAGCTAGCCGCCTTGAAAAAATACCAGACATTCTCTGGGGCGGTTTGGCTTAACTAACAATCTACAGGAGATTGCCGACGGGTAAATAGAATCTCGAGATGAAGCAAGGGTAATGTTCCTTCTCTCCTGTACAATATTAAATAATAACTTTAAAATAAACAATATGACAAATCCAATCGACGATCGAATTGAGGCAAAGCTAATATCTAAAATAGCACACTACAGATTAAGTATACGTACTCAATTTAAAAACAGACACCAAGTTGCTTGGCCTGAACTATCTTATAAACTAGTTATGGGTGACATTAGCAACCTAAAGGTATGGCTACGCATAGCCGAACTAGTTGAACCAATGAAAACAAAAACACCATATACAACATATATGGCAAAAGAATTAACAGCATGAAAACAAAAATTAAATTAACTATTAACGATCAATACAGAGTTCTTTGGAAAAAGAATGAAATATATGCTGGCTATAAAGATTTTAATACAGAAAAAGCGGCATTAAATTATATAAAAGAAATATCATGATTATAGACGTACGATCCGAAAAATCAGTATATATAACTATAGGTACTTTCACGTATTATATAGATAATTCAACTGGTGAACATATTATGAACCACTGGAAAACTGACGAGCAATACACTAAACCTTTATACTAATGACAATACAAGAATTAAAACAATACATGGAAGATAAAAAGAAAGCTAACGCAGCTAAATGGAAAGCTGAAACTGATGTGCATGGCCATTGTAAGCCATTTACAGATAGTGATTATAGTAAAAATCGTGATTTAATATTCACAGGTAAAAAATTACATAAAACAAAATTCACTCACAATTCAATATATAAATTTACAAGATAAACACGAATAAAAACAGATAATAAATATGGAATTACAAGATATAATACAACCTGAATCAGTACTTGAAATGGTTCAAAAAAGATTAAAAATCAAAGACTTAACACAGAAAGGTAGAAGACGAGACGTATATCAAGGCCGTTTTATATACTTTAAACTAGCTAAAAACTATTGTAGGTATGCAAGCCTAACTAAGATAGGTAGAGTCGTTAAACGCGAACACGCTACAGTAATTAATGGTCTTAATAAATATGATATGGAAGCTAAATACGATCCATATATGCAAGATGTTTATGATCATATTGCAAGCCAACTAGATAAAAAATATATTAAACCCGGTAAAAAAGATAATATTGATTTTACATTTGATAAATTATTAGATAAAGTATATAAATTAGAAGACAAAATAAATAAATTAGGATTATGATTAAATTAAAAAAAGAAACAATTAAAGTAGATTCACAAGCAATCAAACGAGCAGACTATAATTATGAAACTAAATTGTTGAGTATAACATTCAACAACGGTAAACGTTATGATTATATGGATGTACCTAGATTTACATTTCAAGGTATGAGATCCTCTCATTCTATAGGTAAATTTATAAATAAGTATATATTAAGAAATTATAAATTCAAACATGTTAAATAACATCTCCGAAACAGCAGCTACAATATGGAATTTTGTGCATGGTTTACAGACTATTAACTTTAGAAATCGTGTTATAACGGATGACGAAGCGAATGCTATACACGAAATCATTCAAGCTTCCGAAGCTATTATTAAAATGAAATCTGAACTTTACGAATTATTAAATAAATAAAATAAATAGTAATATAATAAGAACCGCATGAGTTTAACCGAAGACGATATAAATAAAATTGCTGAAGCTTTATTTGAAAAATTAATGAAGCAACAAGAAAGTTATGAAAAAGAAAACAACACTTATATAATTAGTGATGAATTCGGTAATTCTAAACATGTAGACGAGCTTGAGTATTTGCATATTGAATTAATGAAGCTAGAAGAACTCTTAGATACTTATGTAAAAGAAGAAGAGTATGAGAAAGCAAATATGATTAAGAATAAGATCAGAATGATCAGAACTAAAATACAAAAGCTATGATGCAAAATTTACGTATGGGACGACTAATTGTTAAGTATAAAGGTAAAAAACTTGATTATCTTATTAATTTAGAGATGTCTCAAAAAGCACAAGATGAAACGGTAGAAGGTATATTAAGATACTATCCACCAGAAGTAGATATAGAATTTATTGAATTATATTAAAATGAGTTACAAATTATACAAGTACTTAAAAAAACCTGATTATATAAAATTAAAAGAAAAAACATATGATTTTAGACAGATTAGTATCAAGAAAAAAGAAACATGTAACCTCAGTTAGGTATCATATATTTTCATTACACATGAAACTTAGCCAAAAGGCTAAAAATATTGATGAACTAAAAGGTAAAGAATTAAATAAAAAGGTTAAGGAACTACAAGAAATAAGTAGTAGAATGAAAGAATATCAAAAATATTTAAAATTAGTTTTATTATAATGGGTAAAACAAAAGATCTGTTAGATCATATTACAAAACAAGAATTAGAGGATTTAGAAATCCTTTACGAGGTTATCGGACCAGAGTGTGACGATAGCTAATAAAATAACTATAGTAGCAGGCTAATGTCGCATAGAAAACTTGATTATTTAAATCGAAGACGCATCATATACAGACGCAATCCTATCACTGATACCCCTTCTGAAATTTTTAGTTGGGGTAATTTTTATGAGAATGGAACTCGTGAATGTTATGAGCTATTCAGAAGTAAGGCTAAGATAACGTCTTACAGATCATTTAAATGGCATCTGCTTGTGTTATGGTATTTAAATCCTCAACTAACTTATGATGATATATTAGAGTTAGCACAATTCATAGGGGATAAAGATAATGGGTTCATTACAGTAGCATTGACAGATGCATCAATTAAAAATACTGTTGATGAAGTATTTGAAATGGATTTAGAAGAACCACCTAAAAATAAAGTAAGAAAAATAATATTTAAAGACCACTCAGGGTTAAGCACTTCAGAGAAGCTTAGCATAGTAGGTAAACTTATAGGTCGCAAAAAAATGGCTGAGCCTAACGATATTTATGAAACAATGTTGTATATTCACGATACAAACCGTAAAATAACTATCGCTACTATAGCTAAAGCACTGAAAGTTTCTACTAGAACAGTGTATAGAAATATAACGACTGAGATTAAGAGGGAAAAAATATTATTAAATGAAGAAGTATAATATACAGAATTATGTTAGGTATAGACACGACATAGATTCATATGGAGAAGAGCCAGATACAGGTGATAAAAGACAAGACTTAATTATTAAGCACATGTCTTTAGTAGAAACTATAGCACGGAAGTTTTCAACAACACAGCAAGCTTCAGGTGTGCTTAGTATAAATGATTTTATACAGGAAGGGTCAATAGGATTGATACATGCAGTAGATAACATTGAATGGGATAAGATAACCGATTCTGTTGATCCCGAACGTACTTTAAAGTCATTTATATCTAAACGTATTAAAGGCGCAATACGAAGAGCTATAGATATTAATAGAGGTAATATAAGAATACCAGAACATAAATTAAATGAAATAAGAAAAAATTCAGGTCAAGAAGAAAAAATGGTTCAAATGTTTTTCAATAGTATCTTCGCTAGTATAGATAATGAATCACCTGAAAACAATATGGTATATGAAATACCAGATAAAACCAAAGAATACAATATTGATATTTTAAATAAATATCTTTTAAGTATAATGGAAGCGAACCTAAGTATAAAAGAATATGATGTACTTAGAATGAGCTATGGATTAGACTGTGATAAAATGTCAGCTAATCAAATAGCAGAAAAATTAAATATTAAAGGCACAGCGGCTTTTGTTAGAATTTCTCAAATAAAACGCGATGCAATTAATAAATTAATTGAGACTACAGATCCTTCGCAAGTAGTTGATTTTCTGTAGGTTAACACTAAAATATGTAATATATATAATATGAATATTCAAGAAAAATTAAGTTTAATACAACAAGAGTTTAAAGCAAAAAAATCTCGCTACAACTCTTTCGGTAAGTACAACTTCAGATCTGCCGAAGACATTCTCGAAGCATTAAAACCTATCAATAAAAAATACGAAGTGTATTTTACAATTGAAGAGAATTTAAAAGAAATTGCAGGATTACCAATCATTGAATCTGTTGCTAGCATTCATGATGGTGATTCTAAAATACAAGCTACTGCTATTGTAGGTGTAGACTTAAATCAAAAAGGTATGCAAGTACCTCAACAATTTGGTTCTGCTTCATCCTATGGTAAGAAGTATGCTTTAGGTAACTTGTTATTAATTGATGACACTGCTGACGCTGACGCTACAAATACTCACGGTAAAAAATCTAAAACAAAACTATTAAAAGGTTCTGAAAGCTGGAGTAAAGCAATAACATATATCAAGTCAGGTGGTAATGTTGCAACTATTACAAGTAAATACGATGTATCTGTACCAGATATGTCTGAATTAAAATCATATGAAATCACAAGAAATAGTTAATGAACTTAAAGATGATGCTAAATACTATGGTGAATTTGGCAGAAAATATTTAAGTAACTCAGACATTTCCGCATTGATTAACAATCCCTTAGACTTTAAAAAACCGTCTAAGCAAATCCCCGCTTTTTTAGTCGGTGGTTATTTTCATACTGCAATACTTGAGCCAGATAAACTCAAAAAGTATAAAGTTATTGAAGCTACTACTAGAAATACAAAGAAATATAAAGAAATTTCTGAAGGTGAGTTATGCTTATTACAACACGAAGTTGATCAGATTGAATTGATGCGAGATAAAATGATGACTAATAACATAGTCAAGGATTTTATAGAAGGTCCAGGCAAAATAGAATATGAAGTGCCTGGCATAGAAGAAATAGAAGGTAACTTCTGGAAAGGTAAAGCAGATATAGTTAATCATAATGAAAAATTAATTATTGATTTGAAGACTACTGGAGATGTTTTAAAATTTAAATCTTCAGCTTATCGCTATAATTACGATAGTCAAGCTTATATTTACAGAAAAATATTTGGATATGATATGTTGTTTATAGCAATAGATAAGAACACTCATCAAATTGGTATATACGATTGTTCAGATAAGTTTTACGAATCTGGTTTAAATAAAGTAAGAAAAGCAACAGAAGCTTATGAACTATTTTACAAGACTGAAGGTTTTGATCCTTCACAATATTTTTTTAACCAAACACTTTAATTTAAATTTTATTATTATGGCAAGAACAAGAAAAAGAACTTGTAACGTAACAGGAATTACAACAAGTGAAATGAATTTTTACAATGGACACAACCATGTAAAAGCAGTAGATAACCTACGACGCACAACTGGTGCAAATAAAGATCAGTTGCGCAGAATGTTTAACCAATTAGCTACATATTAAAATGGCTGGAATTATTAAAACAAGTATTAACCTTAGTGCAATACCTAAAGATAAAATTATCGAAGGTAAGAAAGGAAAGTATTTACCAATTACTATTACAGTAAATGATGAGATTGATCAATTTGGTAATCAAGGTCCTGTGATTGTTTCTCAATCAAAAGATGAAAGAGACATGAAGACTGAAAAAGTTTATTTAGGAAATGCTCAAGTTGTTTGGACTAATGGACAATTCCCATCACCACCACCTCGTGATGGTCAAACACCCCAAGCAGCTTCTGTACAAGCTCAATCAACAGCTCCTGAAAACGATTTACCGTTTTAATGGAAGAAGAAGATTACGTTAATGCAGAGCAAGACCAATATGGTAATGTAACATTAATAGAAGATTAGATGGTAAATAACACAGAGATCAATGGATTTTTGATTGATACATTCAATCAATACGATCTAGCAGTTGGGAAATCACAAGGTATATGCCCTGTGTGTTCTCACACTAGAAAACCTGAAAATAAGAAACAGAAGTGTGCTTCTTATGATTGGGAACGGGGTCTCGGTACTTGTCACAACTGTGATAAAACATTTCAATTACATTCGTACCAACGCAAAGGTTCTTCAGATAAAGTTTATATTAAACCTGAAACACCTGAAATAATAAATAATGTTGGAACCAAAGTAGAAGAATGGTTTGAATCACGTGGTATATCCAAGGAAACTTTAGGGGCTCTCAAAATAACTGAGGGCCCTGAGTTTATGCCGCAGACTGGAAAGGTAGAAAATGCTATACACTTTAATTATTTTTTAGGTAATGAACTTATCAATGTAAAATACAGAGATGGTAGAAAGAATTTTAAGTTATATAAAGGTGCCGAAAAAATATTCTACAATATTAATAATATTATTGGTTATGAATATTGTGTTATTGTGGAGGGTGAGATGGACGCTTTGGCTATTTATGAAGCTGGTATTCATAATGTAATATCTGTACCAAACGGTGCAACTTTAAATAGTAACAACTTAGACTATTTAGATAATTGCATCGATTATTTTTCTGATAAAGAAAAAATTATAATAGGTGTAGATTCAGATGAAGCTGGGCAAGCATTACAAGCTGAGCTAGTTAGGAGATTAGGTGCTGAAATATGTTATATTGTTAATTTTAACGATTGCAAAGACGCAAATGAATACCTATTAAAATATGGAAAAGAAAAACTGGCAGAGTGTGTTAGTGGAGCAAAACCAGTACCGCTTGAGAATGTTACTACGTTCAGGGATATTGAAGGAGAAATTACCGACTTTGTTGAGAATGGCTTTAAAAAAGGATTTCAAATTGGGATTAAAAATTTTGATGACATCTTTTCAACATACACGGGTCAATTTATTACTGTCACTGGTATTCCTTCTTCCGGAAAAAGTGATTTCGTCGACCAAATGGTTGTCGGATATAACGCTAACTATGGCTGGAAAACGGCATTTGCTTCGCCAGAAAATGCACCTACTTATTTACACGCTCATAAATTAATGAGAAAAGTGTGGCAAGATATGCCGCGCAAAGATCAAATTGGTTCTGATAAATGGAATCAAGTTGCTGATCATGTTAATGATAATTTTTTCTTCATTGATATGGACAGATATACATTAGAATCTGTTTTAAGGAAAGGAGCTGAACTTGTTAAGCGTAAAGGAATAAAATGTTTAATCATTGATCCTTTTAACAAAGTACGTGACATAGATTCAAAAACAGAAGATGTGAATAAGTATACAATGGAATACTTAACTAAGATTGAAAGCTTTGCAAAAAAGTATGATGTTTTAGTTATAGTAGTTGCTCATCCAACTAAAATGTATAAAGATGCAAATGGAAAGATAGAGGAACCAACAATGTATAATATTAAAGGAGGAGGTGAGTGGTATGATGCTTCTTATCATGGTCTGCTAGTACATAGAGACTACGATAATAAAACTGTTAAAGCTAAAGTTCTTAAAGTTAAGTTTCAAAACCTCGGTGAAAACGGAGCGGAGGCACATTTCAAATGGGAACCTCGATCAGGATGCTTTATACCACACGAACCTCTTCAATTAGAAACTGAGAAGATGCCTTGGGATTAAATGGCTAAAAAAGAAACTGTATGGATGCCTCATTATTCACCTTCTAAAGATGAATATAAATGGCATAACTTTTGTGCTACTAATGGTATTATAATATCGCCAATAGCTGCACAACAAGGGCCAAACCCAAAGGAATGGAAAATAGGTATTTCTTTTATGCCTAATTATAAAAAAATTAATTTAACTCCCAATATATATATTGCTGATATTATATGGGAAGAAACTTTTAAAATAATGAAATATTATTATGATAAATATAGATGAAGAGTACAGAGGTTTATTATCGGGTGTTTTTTATGCTGGCAAAGATAAAGAAGATCGTACAGGTGTGGGGACAAGAGCTGTTTTTGGTCGTACAATACGGCATGACATGGCTGCGGGGTTCCCACTTATCACGACAAAAAAAGTTAGCTTTAAAGCAGCTCTTACTGAAATTTTGTGGATACTGCAGGGTCGCACTGATTTGCAATACCTTATTAATAATGGGGTTAATTATTGGACTCCCAACTATGAAGCCTCAGGAAGGACAGATGGAACTCTTGGTAAGGTTTACGGTTATCAGTGGAGAAATTTCAATGGCGTGGATCAGCTTAGCAATTTATTACATGACATCAAAAAAAATCCGTCTTCGAGAAGACTTATGGTTAATGCTTGGAATCCTGCTGATTTCGATGATATGGCATTGCCTCCTTGTCACTATGGTTTTCAGGTCTATATAAATAATGGTGTAATGGATCTTATGTGGCAACAAAGATCTGTTGATGTATTCTTAGGCTTACCATACGATATAGCAATGTATGGATTGCTTTTAGAAATGTTAGCTAAAGGTAGTGGTTATAAAGCTGGTCAGTTAATAGGTCAACTAGGTGATTGTCATTTATATAAAAACCATATTGATCAAGCTAAAGAACAGCTAAGCAGAGATTTTAAACCTTTACCAACTTTAGATTTATCTTTTGGATTAAATTTACAGGAAGGCGCAAATGATTTTATTTTTATACCATCAATTAATATGTTTAAATTAAATAATTATGAGTCACACCCAAGAATCAAAGCAGAACTTGCAGTCTGATGAACTATGGTTTTCAAAGTCAAACTATATGTATAAGTATTTAAGTGAAAGAAGTAAAAAAATAATTGAAAAAATAAAATTAAACAATGGAAAGCATTACAGATAATAAGTATTATATTTACCATATACCTGGTAAAAAAATAGGCGTTACACGTGATTTAAATAACAGAGTTACGCTGGTGCAGGGCTATAAGCCTAATGAATATGAAGTTCTTGATTTTTCCGATGATATTGATTATATATCTAAGAAAGAAATAGAACTTCAAAAGTCTTACGGGTATAGAGTTGATCGATCATTATATAAAAATTTATTTAAATCAGATATGAAAGTAAACGTAACAGAACAAACAACAACATTTCCGTATCCTAAAAGTTCTTTAAAAGAAAGCTTAATAGAGTTTATTGGAATGGAATGGGAAACATCTTTAGGTAATTTTGAATTAACAGAAGAAACTTTAAAGTGGATAAGCACTAACTCAAAAAAATCAATGTACAATGAAGATCGTTCTTTCATTTATAATAAAGCTTTTTATGAAGCTTTTATGGTCGAACCAACATACAAAGAAGAAAACATATTTGGACTCATTAGAGACTGGGCAGACGAGCGTGGTATCTATGATAAAGGAGATGTTAAAACTCAATTAATTAAATTATATGAAGAATCAGGAGAATTATCCCAAGGAATACTTAAAGATAGCAAACCAGATATTGTTGATGCTATTGGTGATTGTGTTGTTGTTCTTACTAATCTCGCCCATCTTGCAGGTGTTGACATTGAAAGTTGCATTCGGTCTGCTTATGATGAAATATCTTCTCGAACTGGTAAAATGAAGAATGGAACATTTGTAAAAGATCAGTTATGAGAGATAGAATAATACAACAGGTTGTAAATAAAATAACCTCAAGATCTGATGTAGGCTTTAAAAAGTATGGTGTTACAATGCACGATGATAATAATACTACACTTGATGGCTGGCTAAATCATTTACAAGAAGAATTAATGGATGCTGTTAACTATATAGAGAAAACACGTATGGTATTACGTGAAGAAATCGAAGAATGTTATATTAAAGATGCTACGGAAGAAGAGAAGTAAGAAGAAGGGTCCTGTAAGAGCTAAGAAGATTAGTTATGATGGACATAATTTTGCATCTGGCTTAGAACGATATATGTATATGGGTTTAAAAAAAGCTAAGATAAAAGCAAAATACGAGGGAGAAACATTTGTTTTAATAAATGGTTTTCATTTTGAAAACGAAAGCTATGAAAGACAAGCTAATTCTAAAGGTGAATATAAAAATAGAGGCAGTAAAAGAATATTACCTATAAAGTATACACCTGATTTTATTGGTGAAGATTTTATAATAGAAACAAAAGGTAGACCAAACGAATCGTTTCCAATAAGATGGAAGTTATTTAAAAGACTTATGACAGAACAATTTCCTGGCTATGTTTTATTTAAACCACAAAATCAAAAAGAATGCGACAGAACTATAGAAATAATCCTCAGCAAGCAAAAAAGGTAGCGAGGTTAAAGTATGCAGAAAGACAGATTGAAAAATGGATTAAGTGGTCTATTAATAATAGAGGCTTTATAAAATACAAAGAATTAGTAGAGATACATGATAAATACAATATAAAATGTTATGATTAATATACCAAATTGGGAACTTAGTTTAGGACTTTATCCAGGCATATTGTTTGGAATAAGAAGTTATTATGAGAAAGATTTTGTACAACACGTATTATATTTGCCTATGGTAGATATATGCTTAGAAATAGATAGAAATTAATATGGGATTATTTGATGAAAGAGTAGCTTACAAACCGTTTGAATATCCTCAGTACTATACTGAAGGATGGTTGAAACAAGCACAAGCATTTTGGTTACATACAGAAATACCTATGTCAGGTGATGTGAAAGACTGGAATGAAAAATTAACAGAATCAGAAAAAAACTTAGTAGGAAATATACTATTAGGCTTTGCTCAAACAGAATGTGCTGTATCTGATTACTGGACACAGAAAGTTGTATCATGGTTTCCAAAACACGAGATACAACAAATGGCTATGATGTTTGGTTCACAAGAAACTATTCATGCAGTAGCTTACTCTTATTTAAATGAAACATTAGGCTTAGAAAATTTTGAAGCATTTTTACATGAACCCGCCACAGCGGAACGTTTTGAGAATCTTGTTAGCTATACTGGTAGTGATCCTGTTGGTATTGGCAAGTCTTTAGCAATCTTTAGTGCTTTTGCTGAAGGAGTTAGTTTATATTCTGCATTTGCAGTTTTATATTCTTTTCAATTGCGTAATTTATTGAAAGGAATAGGACAACAAATGAAGTGGAGTGTACGCGATGAATCTTTACATTCTAAAATGGGTTGTCAACTATTCAGACATATGTGTGAAGAAACCCCCAACCTATTAGAAGAATGCAGAGAAGATGTTATTAAAGCAGCAGAAACAATGCTTGTCGCAGAAGAAAAGTATATCGACAAGATGTTCGAGCAAGGAGACATTGAAAACCTTAAATCTTACGACCTTAAACAATTTATCAGAAAAAGACTTAATGAAAAACTACAAGAGCTTGGCTACTTCGACCTCGGGCAGTACTTTGCGTTTAACGAAAAAGGAGCAGCAAATCTTGACTGGTTCTATCATCTTACCGGGGGGCATACTCATACTGACTTTTTTGCTGTTCGCCCGACTGATTATTCCAAAGCAAATGAGGGAGAAGATTTTGAAGATATTTGGTAATGAAAAATAAATTAAATGAAAGAAAACAAACTCGTAGAAATGCGAAACAAAATAGAAACACTGGGTCAAGTAACACAAAAAATGATTCACGAGATGAACAACTTAAAAGACCTATCGATTGGGACGCTAGAGACCTTGAAGAGAATACCTGGATACGAGGAGGCACTGGAGAGTATGAAAACAGATTTTTTGAATAAACAAAAAGAGAAATCGAATGTGGAATAGTGAATGGATAAAAGGTGAAGATTACCCAGCATGGGGTGATACAGAGGTTTACAAAAAAACAATAATAGGTGGTTACTTATTACAAGGTGAAACTCCTAAGGATGCTTATTGGAGAGTAGCTAATGCAGTTGCGAAGCGTTTATATAAGCCAGAATTAGCCGAAAAGTTTTTTGATTACATATGGAAAGGTTGGCTATGTTTAGCGTCTCCTGTGTTGTCTAATACAGGTACAGATCGAGGTTTACCTATTAGTTGTTTTGGTATTGATGTTGCAGATAGTATAAATGATATTGGACAGAAGAATTTAGAAATGATGTTACTAGCTAAACACGGCGGGGGAGTTGGTATCGGAATTAATATGATACGTCCTGCCGGAGCTAAAATTACAGGTAATGGAACAAGTGATGGAGTGGTGCCGTTTTGCAAGATTTACGATTCAACAATACTTGCCACTAATCAAGGATCTGTCAGGAGAGGAGCTGCATCAGTTAATATTAATGTTGATCACTCCGACTTTGAAGAATGGTTGGAGATCAGAGAACCTAAAGGAGATGTCAATAGACAATCACTTAACTTACACCAGTGCGCTGTGGTCGGTGACAAGTTTATGCGAAGACTTGAGCAAGGAGATAAAGAAGCAAGACGCAAGTGGGGAAAACTACTTCAAAAACGTAAAGCAACTGGAGAGCCTTATATACTCTTTAAGGGAAATACAAACAAGAATAACCCGAAAGCATACAAATCAAATGGGCTCAAAGTACATATGACAAATATATGCAGTGAAATAACATTGCATACAGATGAATCACATAGCTTTGTGTGTTGTTTATCTTCTGTTAACTTAGCTAAATATGATGAATGGAAAGATACTAATTTAGTATATGATTCTATATGGTTTTTAGATGGAGTACTTGAAGAGTTTATACAGAAAGCTAAAAATATGAAAGGGTTTGAAAATGCTGTAAGATCTGCAGAAAAAGGTAGAGCTTTAGGTTTAGGTGTTTTAGGGTGGCATACTTTGTTGCAACAGAATGGTATTGCATTTGAAGGTTTATTAGCTCAGTTTAAAACTCGTGAAATATTTAGTAAAATAAAAATTGAAACAGAAAGAGCTTCAAGAAACTTAGCTGAAGTATATGGCGAACCATTATGGTGTGTTGGTACAGGAATGAGAAATACACATCTTAGATCTGTAGCACCTACTGTATCTAATAGTAAGTTAAGTGGTAATGTATCGCCAGGTATTGAACCATGGGCAGCTAATGTTTTTACAGAGCAGTCTGCTAAAGGTACATTTATTAGAAAGAATAAAGAACTTAAAAAAGTATTAAGAAAAATTGGAATTGATGTTAAGGAAACTTGGGATAAGATTCTGGAAGATGGTGGATCCATTCAAGGAATTAAAGAATTCGATGGATGGTTTTATGACCACGCTGGAAAATTAAATCAAGAGGAAGGAGAGCCTGTTAAAAATGTATTTAAAACATTTAAAGAAATAAACCAATTAGAGTTGGTTAATCAGGCTGGCTTACGTCAAGATTATATAGATCAATCAGTAAGTTTAAATTTAGCTTTTCCATCAGTAGCCGATCCTAAATGGATTAATAAAGTTCATTTAGAAGCATGGAAGCGAGGTATAAAAACTTTATACTATATGAGAACTGAATCAGTGTTAAGAGGTGATATTGCTGCAAAAGCAATGGATCCAGATTGTTTAAGCTGTGATGGATAAAAAATTAAAGGGTAGTCAATTAAGATTACCCTTTTTTATTTTATTTATTTTTATTTATTACTTCTATAATTTCTTCTTCTTTTATTTTAAGACGAAGAGAAATATCTGCATTCCATTGATATAGTGGAGTGTTGTTTTTATAAAGTATAACAACAGGAACAGCTTTAACAGAATTTTTTATTGAAGATGGTTGCTCTTCTAAAAAAGCATATAAATTTTCAACACCTTTTATATTAGGTAATTTAACATCATTAGCTTTATTCCATTCAGAATTTATTTGCAGCAAAGTATATTTTTGCGAATATGTGTAAGAAGATAAAAACATTAATAATATTAGTGCAATCTTTTTCATTGTATTATTTTTTATTTATTATCTCGTATAATTTTTCATCAATTTTATCAAGCTTAGTACTATTTTCTTCTACCTTTTCTTGAGTATTCATTATTGTTTCACGTATTAATTGATCTTTAAGATCATATTCCGTTCTTGAAACTTCAGGTTTAGGTAATTCTTTAGCAAGCTCTATGTCGTCTTTTAATGTAAAATACATGCCAACTATAGTAGCAACGAAGCTAATTATTATAACTATTGTTTTTAAATCAAATGTTAGCTCTGTGTTTTCAGATATTTTTTTAGCCATTTTTTGGTGGGTTATTTTTTAAATCGTAATCAATAGTGGATCTTAATATTATTTTATCCATTAAAGCATCTTGGTTTTCAATAATTGTTTTTTGTAATGTGATAATCATTTTTTCATATTCATCTTTTTGACTTACAAGTAAATCTATTTTGTCATCACGTTTTTGTACTTGGCTTTTTAGTTCATTTACATCATCAGGTTTACTACCAGTTATAGTTGAAACAACCATCGCTAAAGAAGCTGCAAGCATACCTATTAAGGTCATAACAATTTCTTTATTTGTTTCTAGTACTGGGAATTGTATTAAAGCTATTATAATACCTACAATAAAAAAGAATATTATAAGAGCTCCTGTATAATGTCTAATCTCTCTTGCAACGCCATTCTTTGGTAAACCCATAAACTATTTTGTTTTTTTATATTATACTGTATTGTGTTTTTCCATTAATTTTTTCAGCTTTTAAAATTCTATTTCTATTTTCATCTTTAGAAATATAACTTACGTGAACCCAATTAGGGTTATCGTCTGTACCAAATTCCCATATAAGCTGATCGAAATTTAAATTTTCTTTAATATAATTAAACATTTCTGCGTTTGTTTTATGACCAAACGTGTCATCTAAATCTATTGCTCGTCCTTGACAATGCTGCGACCGTGAACTTCCACCAATAGCAGTATTCAATTCTTCGCATCGAAACATACTATTAATTTTAATCGGGCCACCCACCCATTGTCTTAACGGTTCAAAAATATTTTCAGCAACTCCAACCATATTAGTTATTTCGTATTTTCCAGGGGTATTATCAATACCTCTCCGTGTCGCTGTATTAGATCTTATTGCTTCTTGATAAGATATATGATTAGATATTTTCATTTTATTTAATTGTTTTTCTTGTTAGGCTTTTTCTTGTTAGGCTTTTTCTACCTTTTCTTAATGGTGTTTTAGATTTTTTAGTTTGATTTTTAATCATACCTAAATCCCATTTAGACCAGCCGAGTGATAATGCTATAGCTTGCCATAATTCCGTTTCATGTTGCATAGCTGTATAAATATGATCTGCTTTTTGAACAACCCTATCAGCAGGTAAGTTTGTTGCAGCGGATAATACTTTACCTCCAGCTAAAAATGCTGGATTTTCTAAACTAAATCCTTCAGTAAATACTTTTTCTTTTGATTGCTTATAAGTAAATGTTTTACCCGCAGATTCTAATTTTCTTAATTTAGAATTAATAGGTGGTGAAATTGATGTAGCTTCAATTGCAAGTTTAGTATAATCAGGTCTTGATTTTTCAGACTGTTCTATAATTTCTAAAATCATATTCTTAACAGTTGCTGCTGCTGCTCCATAAACACCTATACCACGAAGCAAAGTATCAATACTACTATTACCTATTCTAAACAATCTTGATTTTTCTTTATCATCATCTTCATCATCGAATAATAAAGCAAATAAACCTTGTTGTAGCGCAGAGAATATAATATTCTGTATTACACTATAATAAGCAATTTTACTAACATTTGTCTTCCAATCTCCGCGTCCATTAATTAAATCTAATGTAGCTTTTTTAGTTAACCGGGCATATTGCATAGGGGTGTTGGCAAAAGCTAATACAATACGTCCTAATGAGCTCGCTTGTTGCAATGATATTCTATCAGGTCTTGCAGATTGCTGTGTTTCTTCTGCAATTTCTTGAAAGTCTGTAAATGCTTTTTCTTCGGCTTCTTTTTGAGTTAACCCTTCTTTTAAGTATGTCTTTATTCTATTACGATAAAAAGTTGCACCACCAGAAGCAATAGCAAAACTATCTGCTATTTGTGTTGGTGTAAAACCAAATTTAAGTAAAGCGCTTAATATTGCTCTTGCAGTATTTTTAGAACCTTTAGCGGCTCTGGCAATTTCATCCGCATTTACATCTGTTTGTAGACCTGTTCTTCTTTGTTTAAGAAAATCAGAATTAAATAATGCAACAAAATCTTTTATATATTGTGGAAAATTAGCAAAAGCAATTGCAGCATTAATAGGATTATTATCACTAAAGTTTATAAAGTTAACTGCGGACAAAGTTTGTAGTACAGCAGATCTAGCGTTAAAGAACATGATCGCACCAACAGAATTGTTAGTCCAATTCATAAACTGCTGTTCAACTTTACTTGCACCTTTTCTTCTATTAGTTCCAGTAGTCATTCTAAAAAGAATGTCATCCAATGCTTCTATATAATTATCTCCGTATAAAGCTCTAAGCTTTTGTTTATTTTCATCAGAAAATATTTCTTCAGCATTTTCTTTAAACTCAGTTAAAAACTCTGACCTTTTAACATCGTTAATATATGATACAATGTCTGTAGTAATATCACCTGAATCCCAGTTTTTAGATGGTTCAGGATAACCTTCTGGATTTAAAGCCATTAATCTTTCTGCAAACTCTTGTAGCTTAGGATTATTTTTTACAACTTCTAAGTTGTCATTAATAAGCTTATTACCTGCACCGGGTATTTCCATGCCCTGCTCGTTCCATATAAATATACGTACTGCATCTTGATTAGTTAAGCCTGTAGCATTCTTTTTATTTAAACCTCCAGGAACATCTTTTTTAGCTTCTTTTTTGATTATTTGCCATTCACGCAAAGCATTTTGTTTAGCAGCTTCGTATTGTTGAATACCACGAGAAAAAGGTCTAAGCAAATTATTTTGGTACCATTCCATTTGTTTATTACCAACTTCGCCTTTACCTAAAGTTGTGTATAGCAAACCAACAAAATCATCAGCTGAATAGGGTATAAAAAACTTTTTACCTTTACCTTTACCTTTTATACGAGCTTCAACCGGAGAAAACTTTTCAAACCATTTTACACCTGTCGTAGCTTGCAGTATATCTTCATTATATTGGCGGCTTAATGTTCTAGAAAGTTGAGTATTACCTTCTGAATCATTAATATTAAATTGTTGACCAATATTACCTTTAACACCAGCTTTAGTATCAGTATATTCTATAAAAGATATATTATTTGGATTTATTCCGCCGTCTATTTTTGCTACTTTATTATTGAAATATCTATCCCACCAACGTTTCCATCCTTCTGGCATTAAACGAGCAAATCCAGCTTTGTCAACTTTTCTAGCATCATTAAATGATAACCCAACTAAAACATAATCCTCCATTGATTTCTCAACAAAATCAATAAATCCTTTTTTATCATTTTTTTTAGCAAACTCAGCTGCTGCTTTTAATAATTTATTCCATTGTAAATCATTTTGAACAGCATGCTCATATTCAAATGTGCGAATTTCTGGAATTTTATTTCCATTACTATCTAAAATAAACCCTCCGTTTCGATTTCTTATAAACATAGGGTTTCCTTTTTTATCTAGTCTTTGAACTGGCAAAGCACCTTGATCAAACCCTAAAAATAAAGCACCTAATCTGTGCCAATGGTCTAATTTTGAATTAGAAGTATCTAAAGTCATTTCTAAAAAATCATACATTTCTGGATTTTTATTAAGAATGTTATAATACTTTTCCCACATAGTTTTATAAATTCTTTGATATGCTTTTGTTCTTCTAAATATTTCTCCGGTTTTTAAATTATTTAAAATTTGATTTAATGTTTTACCAATAAATTTTGCAGGAGCTAAATATGATTCATTTTTATTTAAAACACTTGTTTTGTTTTTTGTTTCTATATTTTTAAGTTCAATTCTTAAATTATCAATTTTTTTATCAAAGTCTTGTCTTTCTTTATTGCTAAGTTCAGACTTGTAGCCTTTAAATCGAGTGGGATCAAGTACATGGGAGGGAGGCATAGACCCTGAACGAGTTTTATAATCTCCAACTTCATCTTGAAAAGTTGAACCCTGCATCAAAAACAGTTTTCTAAATTTATTAAAAGATTTTTTATCGTATAACAATTCTTTAGCCGAAATATTATATTCACTATTTTTTCCTTTTGAAAATTTAGTTAACGTGGGTGTTGTGATTTGTTCTTCAGCTGGAAAAGCTTTGGGGTCATAAGCTATAAATATTGTTTCTGAATCATCTGCTAAATCCGCTTGGTAATCATATGTTTCCCACTTTAATTCATTTGCAAACTTTTTATTTAAAGAGTTATATAATCTTTTTCTACTACCTTCTTTAGCAGTAAATGTTATAGAATTTAATTTTTCTTTTTTAATTAAATCTATAGTTGCATTAGCTACAGTTCCAAATACTTTAAATTGATTAGTAAGCCCTTCTGCTGCGACTCCTGTTATATCTGTAGAGCCTGTATCCGCATCTGCAAAAGACATAGCCCAGGACTTTGGATCATTGTCAATAGCTCCATCTTCAATATTTTCTGTTTGCTCAAATATATCATAATTAAAAGCATCAGGATCTTTAAACGTTTTTATTTCATAATCTATTTCTCCTATTTTAAATTTGTATAATTTTGAACTTTCTGCAGGTGGACCTAATGGCTCTTGTATCCATTTACCATCAGCTTTAGTCGTAAGACTAAATTTAATATCAGCAGGATCTGCTTCATAAATTATAGCATTGGATATTAATGGATATTTATTACTTAATTTATCTAAACTTGTTTTATCAAGTATTTTAGCTAATTCTTGAGATTCTAAATTATATTCTTCTTTAGCTACATTAGCCAAGCTTTTAGAAAATTTAAAATCTTCTGCCCTATTAACTTGTTTAGCTATTAATGATTTAAAGTTTTCTGGTAATACTTCGCCAGTTATACCTGCAATATCTTGATATTTATTTATTACATCAGGACTTTGCAAAACTTCCATAGTAGCATCAAATGCTATTTCTTCTGCTACAGCTTCAACTATTGCTGTTTTTCTAGTGCCTTGTGTAGATCTTCCAACGTCAGAACCTAAAAAGTATTTTATAAACTCAGCTAGTGTTATTTTCTTTTTTGTAAATATTTTGTTACCTTCAGCAGTACGTTCACGTAATTGCTTACCATTTTTATCTAAAACAGGCTCTGCAAATTCTTTAAATCTTTTATTAATTAAAGACTGAGGTAATTTATCATATATGGCCCTAAAGTTATCACGTAAAAAAGATTCATAATCAGCTTGTTTACCTACAAACTTAGCCATAGGCTTTTTAAGTTCTGTTCTAAATCTTTTTTGTAATTCTAATCTAAATTTAGGGTCTTGTGGATTTGGTAGCTTAGTTCCAAAAGTTTTTATTATGGCATCTTTAACTATTGTTACAAGCTCTTCAGATAATTGAATTTCTTTACGTAAACTTTTTATTTCATTTACAGGATCAACTTCTTCTCTTTCGATTATTTCTTCTGCTGTTGCTGTATCAGTAACTCCTTTGGCTTCTGTAACATCTAATTCAAAATCAGTTTTAAGAACACGGTTAGCCGCTTCAATAGCTCTACGATTTAAAAATGTATTTATATAACCTGCAAGTGGAGCACCTTTTGCTTTTTCAGGAGTGTAATCCATTATCATGTCTAAAATACCGCGCTTACCAGTCTCTATTTCGTCTTTAAGAAGCTCATATTCAAACCCTGGTACATTTCGATATTTATTTACTAATTTATTTACAATTGGTTCAAACTGATCAATTATGTCTATAGCTCCTCCAGCTCCTTGTTTTTCGTATATGTCTTGTACTTTATCAGATGCTTTTTTAGATACTGATAATTGAGTCTGAGAAGTTTCCGCTCCTAAATCAATAATTTCTTGGCTAAGCTGGCCTTCTTTTACAGATTTATTGTACTCTTTTAAAAAATTATATACATCTCTGCCGGTCTCAAATTTAATTTTTGCAAAACCATATTTTCTTAATATAGGGCGAATTAAATCGCCTAATTTGGTAAATATATTTTCATTGTACTGTATTTCTTTTTTGATTATTGCATCAGAAAAAGCTGTAAAATATTCATCTATTCCTTCTTTAGCTAAGTACTTATCCTCATATAATCTTTTTTTTGTGTCAGGATCTACAGCTTTTAATCTTCCTTCAACTACAGCTAACTGTTCCTTACCTATTATTTTTTTAAATCTATTTACTATTTTTTCTCTATCTTTTCCTTTTAACGCAGTGTTTAGTATTCCATGAAGAATTTCATGACTTCCAACTGTTACAGCACCTCTTTCTTTAGCTACATCTGTATTTATAACAATTAATCCATTTCTAATAAAGCCATCGGCAATTTTTAGATCTTTAAACTCAGGATCATTTCCATATTTTTCTTTAATTTGTTCTGAATTTAAAATTTCAGTTTTAAGACCTAAAGCTTTTCCTGCTTTTTTAGCAAAAGAAACAGATTGTTTTAATTTTTTACCAGCACTAATAGAAGCTAAATTTTTTATTTCAGATTCAAGTTCTTTAACCTTATTTTGTTCTGCTTCAGTTAAAGCTTTATCGTTTACTTTTTTTATATAATTTCTTAAATTGTCTCTTTCTTTCAGTAAATCTATTAGAGAAAGCTTGTTAGCCTCATCAAATTCCATTATATTAGCTGTAGAAGTGGCATCTTGTGTTTGCGTAAAATTAACCCCTGCTTTATTCGCTTCTTCTTTTGTTATTTTACCAGATTTAACTTTTTCATTTAATTTTTCTTTAAATATATCAAAAGAGTTTTTAAAATTAGAAATATCTAATTGCTTTTGGGATGTTTTTTCTTCATTAAGAAATAAATCTACAATATCAGTATATTCAGTTTCTTTTAAAATTTTATTTATTTTTATTTTATCTATATTTTTACCAGTATTAGTTATTTGTTTTCCAAGAGTAATAGGTGCAGAGCCTAGCCCTGCAAATGCTTCAAAACCAATTTCAGCAACGTCCATTTCTTGACCTGCAACAAACCTACCTGCAACTTCACCTAAACCACCACCAGCTATTTCTATAGCTCCACCAGCGGCTAAACCAGCAGGTACCGCGCCTCTAAAACCAGCTTTAGCTACCGTAGATCCTACTCCTTTAGCAAGACCCATAGTTGCTAATTCAATAGCTCCAATAGTTAATCCTCTGCCAAGTGCTTTATTTTTTAATTCACTTAACTTTTCTTCGTTTTGCAATATTGCTTTAACATTTTCAACAGTAAGATTTTCACCTATTTCTTCATTTAATAATTCAGAAAAAGTTAAACCTGTTTCTAAACCTACCATTGCTCCGGACATTGCTCCTGCAACGCCTCCCGCAACAGCACCTACTCCAAATAAAGGAGCTCCAGCAGCCGCACCCGCAACTAAACCGGTTGTAGCAGCACCAGCAACCTCATCTGATTGAAGGGCTCCTATTTGCATTGCAATTGAACTTACTAATTCTTGAGTTAATACACTAGGATTGTTTGCTGCACCTTTTATAAAACCCCACCAGCCACCGCCTTCTTCTTCGTATATTTTATTAAAGCTACGCATTTCGTCAGATTGCACAGCTTTTTCTAATGATTCTTTATTAGCCGCTATATATTTTGAAATAATTTCATCGTTATTTCCCTCTGATCTTAATAAATCTATGCTAGGGTCTACTAATTCTGCTTGTTGCAAACCTTTTTGCGCTGATCTATATATATCACCAAAAAAATCTGTTAAAGAGTTTTTACCAAATGTTCTTTCAAGAGCGGTATCTTTTTCTTGTGAATCCGAAAAAGATGTTTCCGAAAATAAATCCATATTGGGTGCTTCTATTTGCCCTGCATTTTTCGCACCTATTTGATTTGCAGGGTTTATCTTTCCCGGCTCTTCAGAAATTATTTCTTCAGCATCAGGATGAGATATTTTAAATTCATCTACAAGATGATCTGGAATATCGTAAAATTTATTTTTTGATTTAAACTCAGGCATCGTTATTTATTTACTTTCGTTATTATTTATTTTTTTTCAAACGAATCAAAGTTGTTAACTTCAATCGCCTCTAAGTCTTTTGCGTTGCCCCCAGCTTTAATATATTGATACTTTAAAATATCATAAGGTGAAGCATCGCCTATGGGCTTTCCTATTATTTCAGCAAATTCTCTTTTTTCTGCAATATTTAAATTTGGCAACTCTGATGGCTCATAAATTCTTTTAGATGCGTTTCTAATTTTAGATGCTATACCTTTAAGCGTTGCGTTCAATTTTTCTCTTTCTTCTAGCATTCTAGCTTCTTCTGCTTCAGCTTCTTCTCTTTCAAAAACATCATATTTTGCTTTAGCAACATTTTGTTCGGAAAAAACATTACCATAAACATTTTCAATCTTCCTTATAACTCGCTTTTCTAGTCCTGATCGCTTAGTACTAAAAAATTCCCCAATTCCAACATCTTCTGTTGAAAGATTTTTTATATTCTCAGGGAATCTAGGGGGTTCAGGGGGTTTAGGTGTTTCAGTGGTAGGTTGGGATGCGAACAATCCAGCGCCAGCAATTTCATTTTGTGGTAGAGGTGTAACGCCCTCAGTGTTTTCAGTAGAAACTTGTGGCTTATTGCTAAAATTAAAATCTGGGTCATTATCTACTAATATATCAAACGCATCTAAAATTTGATTTGTTTTTTCATTTTTACCATAATATTCTTGAGATATACTAGAAAGTAAACCTAAAATACCTCCAGGATTATTTAAATCATATGAAGTTCCATTAGCAAGTTCTACTACGTTTCCAATAATTCTATAATCTTTAAGATTGACTTGATCCAGTATTGCCTTAGGGTTGGTTTTAATGCCATTGTAAAAATTTAAAGCCCTTGTTTTTGATGCATTACTAA